ATTTTTTTTTATTCACTGCTTCCTGCTGAAGGAGCATTAACCCAATCAGTAAGAGGATTGAAGTCAAGTGATTCACGCTTAATAATGTAGAATTTGTCACTCCAGTTAGGATTGAATGACCATTCAATGGTATTGCTGTCCGGCTCTTCAAAACCACCAAGTTTCTTATCGCCAACAAAGAACTTACCGATAGGAATTGGGAAATATGCCGTAGGTTCATCCTGGTCATCTACCAAACAACCAATATTGCCGTTTTCATCAATCAGCCAAACACCAATCTCTTCGCACATGTATTGTTTCAGCTGTGCAATTGTCTTTTGACTTTCCTGATAGATAGTGGCAGAGAATGTTGTCGGCTCACGGCCGATTGTAATCTCAATACCTCCAAGTGTTTGATTGCCTCCGCCGAATGTGCGAGCTGCACCAGGCTCAGAAGTAGGCCCTTGGATATACGGAGAAACTGTCATTTTAGACCCATCCGCAGCAGAAAACAAGGTAGAAAACGATGCTTTCTTAGTCGGGTTAGTGACAGAGTTCTTCGTTCCAGCTGTCTTATAGATACGCTGAAATGCAACTTTTTGAACTTGCCCCATACTCTCCTTGCATTCAGCAATCTCAAGGTCGGCGATATGAGCACCGGCAGGGCATCCACAATTTAATCCCATAATTTATTTATGTTTTAATGTTAATACTACCGAGCAGTTACCCCTTAACTTGCATCGAATTACCTGTATTTGCTTCGAATTGACTTCTCCACAGTGTAAAGATACTAAATTTATTTATAAGTCATATAGTATTTAACATTTTTTATAGAGGTATTTTTTATCTCATATTCTCGCATTGTGTTCATTCAAAGCTTATGTTTTAATCATCTTTATATAGCAAAAAGCCTAGAAATTGCGAGAATAATGCGAGAATTTAATCTTTTATCACCTTATAACCTCTTTTTTGGAAAAATTCATCCATTACATAATAACTGCACTTATTTCTGCCGTTAATTATGGCTTTATCTTTTTTAGCACACCATCTTGTAACTTTAGGTGCTCCAGCGTAATATAGCCATTTATTATGTAAACAGCTTGCACAACACATGTTTGCCTTAACCCCATTCGGACTTATCATCTTTTCCATACTAGTTTCTTAAGTGTATTTTTTTACGTCCACCTTTTCTTGCATGCATTTCATATACTCCTGTTAAGCAATCTGGAGCATCGTCGTGCTGGTTTCTCTTCTTATTATCTTTACGATACGACATAAGAGCCTTATAAAACTTAGGCCATTTCCTCTCCCAGCCCTCTGGAAACAAAATATCACTTTGAACATTAGCAGAAGCTGTATAAATACGCGCCTTTTTGTTCTCTGTCTGTGTAAATGTTTTAATAGCACATCTAAAATTACGCAAATCAACTCTTAATATGCGCTTTACATTACGTGAATAGCCACGGCCTCCATTATTTGACTCGATTAAGGCCTCAACCGTGCCATTTTTGGTCAACATTTCGGCCTGTTTTGGCTCTGTGACCTCCATAGGTGCATCCGTAAACAAAATATCAGTTATATAGCAGTATTCAGGCGTATTTATAAAGCAGATTGAGCACAAATCATCAGCTCCTGTGTCAGCTGTATCAGTGTAATTCCACTTTTGAAGTGCTTTTGTGCCAGTTGGAAGCTCTTCTATCTTATAAGTTCTAAATCCCTCATACATAAGACCCTCTTTTGGTGTTGGGTCTTGCATGTACTGTGTATCGAACACAAGCGGATTTATCTCACGCATCTTATAAAGCTCTTCAAGTGTATGCTTCATTGGCCAAAGGGCGTGTTCTTCTCCAGTTTCTGGGTCTACTTGTATAACTGGAAGTGATAAAACAGTCCATTCGTCCGGCTCTATCTCTTGCAAATAGCCACAAAGGTCATGTTCATGCAGCCTTTGCATTATTATAATGATTGGAGTATTACGCGAGTTAGTACGGTTACGAATTGTGTTCTCAAATCGCATGTTAATACGCTCACGGACAATATCTGACTCAGCATCTTCTGGCTTAATTGGGTCATCGATTACAATCGCGCCTTGGAAAATGTTTGCTGTAGCTCCTATCATATCAAGCATCTCATTCGTATGGTCATCGAATGTGAATATATCATTGCCTCCATCCATTTTATCAATATCTGGGTCAATATCCACATTACCGGCTCCGAAACCTGTTACTTGACCTTGAGTTGATACTGCATAAAGCTCGCCTCCGGCCTTGGTTTTCCATCTTTTAGCCGAACCTTTCTCAGATGCAAGAGCCGAATTAGAAAAAAGAGTCTTATAAAGTTCTTCCTGCATGATATTTCTGATTGTTTCAGAATTATCATTCACAAGTATATCTGAATAAGATAGATGCAAAAATCGGCACTTAGGATTTAAGGCAAAACACCAACTTATAAATGATTTGATAACAAGCTCGGTTTTACCATATCGAGGAGCAATGTTAATTATAAGCCGTTTGCATCTGCCATCGACAACATCCTGTAACGCCTTAAACATCTTCTTATGATGCTCTGCAACTATGAATGAACGATGGTACTGAGCCTTAAACATTGCTTTGGTATATTTCTCAAAAGAAGTCAGCAATTCAAGCTGAAGAAGCTCCTTAGGATTTACGGTTCCGCCCTTAGTCGCGTCTAAAGCTCTTTCCTGCATTGTTTTTAATGAGTCCATAAGTTTCTATATGAATGGTAAAGTACGTACGCGTTCTTTATTTAATTAAAGTATCTCTTATTACTATATAAGCCTCTCGTGATATTGGCACATTAGGAATAATGCCTGTTTGGAGCTGTTGCTGCTCTGGTAGATTAAGTTGCATTTGGCCTTTTCCAAATACACGGTCCCAAAGCTTCTCAACTGTTTCTATGTTACCAAGTTTTGCGTCATCTTGCAAACGCTTTATAACTGTCTTGATAACAATTGGTATTTTTTTATTACTATATAGAGCCGCCAACTGTGCTTCATTGCATGTTAACAAACAAGCCAATAAATTAGCTGTATCTTGCTTTGTAAGCTGAACACTTAAATTGATATTAAGGCTAGTAAGAAGCTTCGTTATCTCAGGTCTTGATGCTCCTTGTAATTGAAGTGCTGAGCGTATAGCTGATGAGTATGAGCCTTTGCCAGAGTTATGGCGTTCTGCTAGCTCAGTTGCCTTAAGTGGCTCTACAGTCTGAGCCTCAAGCGCCTCTATAGCCTCAACTCGTTTTTGTTGCTCTGCAATACGTTTGGCTTGGAGCTCAGTTTGGCCATCTGGTATTTCTTCCACGCCAAGTTCTTCTGCTAATGATTGGCGTTTTTCTTGTTTGGCTTGAAGGTTTTTAAGCTTTTGCTTTTCAAGATACTTAATACGAGCCAATTCTTTTGCATCTTGCTTTGCCTTAATACGTGTGGCCTCTTGTTCTACAAGTTTGGATGTGTCCGGATTAGACATTCCAGGAACTACTGGGCGTGATGGCAGTATATCTGCTAATTTCTGTGCTATTTTATCTGTTTTCATATCAATTTTGATTTTTTGCGATAAATTCTTTTTGTCTTTCTATCAGTTCAGCTTCTGATGGTATCTGTGCTTCTCTAAAGCGCCTATCTTTACTTTGGCTTATATCAATTATGGGTTGATAGATATAAGACCATATATATCCTCCTGCTGATTTTATATGGCCATTGCAACACATGGATATATTACTTGCACAAATCCCAGTTTCTTCAGCTGCATCTTTTATGGAGGCATATTCATTTATAAATAACCCAGTATTTCTATCATAACTGCATACTGACTTTGAAAGTCGCCCTCTTCTACACATATTATAAATACTATTATGCGGGTACATAGCATTTTTATCTACCTCATTCATAAGTTCTTGTAATAATATGTTGGCATAATTTTGTTCAAAAGCATTGCCTGCTTTTATGAGAGTATTGTAGCCATAAGGCAAATATGTTCTATTTGCTTTTATCAATTCATATTTACGGGCAAGTACTTCTGACTCATCTGTGAGTCCATGTTTTTCTATATTAACAGTTATGTATTTGCTGTTTAATAAAGCTTGTCTTAGCTCTATACTCTTTGCGTTTATGCTTAGAATTTGTCTGATTAGACTTTTTACTCCTCTATACACTGATTGATTGAAAGTATGACAGACTATGAGCCTACTATCAAATTCAAATTCTACAGTGAAGACTGCCCATTCATTTGATAGGCTATCTATGCTTGTAGTAATATCTACCTGTATGCCATCAATATTTACCATATTAGAAATTTTATTGCTATTTATATTTACAACGTGAAAATACATAAATAACTATATATATAAAAATTCTCGCACAGAAAATTCATAGGAAAAAAATTTTCAAGAAACAATATAAAACTTTTTGTTTCTCAGCAAAGTATTAAAAATCAATTAGTTAAGCATTCTCGCATTGCAAAATAAACGAAACAACGAATGCTCACTTACTTTTTATGGAATATGTAATATGTATTTATTATATTTTGGTTCATAAGTATAATAATTATAAATTCTATATTACAATTCATTCTATTTTTTAGTAATTTTATTGTTTATTTGTTTATAATATATCTAACTCATTGAAAATCAATCACTTACAGAGAAACAATCGATTGTTTATTTTGTTTCTCTTGTTTACAGCCTTTTTGCGAGAATACCTGAATGACAGATTTTGCGAATTTTTGATTTGGTGGCAATTTGCGAGAATGATTTGGGGCCAAAAAATTTTTTTCTGATCATGAACATGGCTCTGTATACTATATATAAGGGGCACCCAGGCACTGCAGCAGGGGGCCTAATTTCCACATTGGCAAAATTCTTGAAATATAAAAATCTATCAGGTTAAGAAGTGTTAAGCCTATCAGCCTAATTCGTTAATTATGGTTTAATTCGTTAAAGGTTATTAAGATGACTACCTGTTAACAACTCTTAACTAAAATAACTTTCAAGTTTCAAACCAGAGACAGGCACACAGCCTCTCATATGACAACCTTTAATGAATGTTTAACATTTCCTAACCTAATATATTTCATGGTTTCGTAGGTTTTATTATCATAAAGGTATAATTTATCAATTTCAGATTATTAATCAAAACAACCATCACATCTAACATGATTTAACTCATAGAATTTTTATATGATATTTGTTTTACATCCATCAAAAAATTATCATATAAATTTTTCAGGTTCATAAATTATTAGTATATTTACATATCGAAAATAACGGATAAAACGATCGAGGTTATAAATAAAATTTAACATAAAAAATTGATCAAAAGTTTTTCCGGTTAAAATAAAATGAGTATATTTACAATATCAAAATAAAACGATTATGACACAGTTAGAAAGCTTCTTATTTGAATTATCATTCGGAGATATTAAAAAAATCCGTGATTACATGTTAAAAAGATACCACGTATATTGTGGTTCAATGGTAAAATTGGCAAAAGAAATAGACGAGAGATTGCCCGAGCCACTTGAAGAACTGTACGAAGTGCTCGCGTAACAAGAGAACATCCCGGGCAGGAGAATGGCCGTAATGGCATCAGTGGTTCAACTCCACTGCCGGGAACAAGAGAATTAACAAATAAAATTACAGTAAAATGAAGACACTTAGAAATTATCGTTTCGTATTGACTAACATTCCTAATAGTATGTTAGAGACAGGAGAAATAAGAATTGACAATGAGGAAGTAACCGGCGAGAGAATGTTTGTCAGTGAATGTCATTACTATGCCGAGAAAAATATCATTGAGTGTATAAAAGATGCAGCGAAACGCGATGACTTGCGCGGTTACTACGAACATACCTATTGTGTCTACAAAGAGGACAAATCGAAAAAGGAGACAGTAGAGCGCGAAGAGGGTGGCAAGAAAATTACCGAGACGAGAGAAATACCTGGCAAGGCGATATTGATCGAGGTGATTACCGTAGACGAGAACGGCATAAACATCCGATAAAAACGGATAGCCGTTCGCCCTCCGGATTGGACGAGTAAAACAATACCTAAATACAGAAGAATAATATGAAGAAGATAGCTTATTTGTATGTTGAAAGAGATGATAGCGAATATGACTATAAAGTCGGATTTGCAAGCTACACCGAGGCAAATGAATATCGACAAGAGTGCCAACGTAGATGGATAGGCCACTGTGACTATGTGTATCTTTGGACCGGTTCCGAGAGAATTAACCTCACAAGAATGCCGAAAGACGAGAGAAATGAATTATTAAAACAATTTAACATACCGGAATAATGGAAAATAACAAATCACAGTTCAAGAGAACAGGAGTTTTGCACGATGGAGCCGAGTGTATTGAGATACAAATAAGTCACTCAGGCGATGCGGCAAGGTATGTGAGCACAATCACGTTCACAGTAAAGGACCCAGAGGTCACGAGAGGCCGTTGGCAAGAGATACACTACAGCAAGAGAAATGGCTATGCGTATATTGTGAAATACGGCAAGAGACTATATTTGCACAAATTTCTAAGAATATACTAACATGGCAGTAAGAATGAATGTAAAATAACCAACACTATTTAACGAAAAAAGTTCTTAAAGCAGTAACCAGATTAAAACAAGAGAATTAACAAATAAAATTACAGTAATATGGTAACAATGAAATTTTCAGCAACTAAGTCAGAAACGCTGTTTTTGACACCAACAATTGCAGTTGAACAAGACAACTCAGAAACAGCAATCCGATTTGCTCTTTGGCACAGCGTGTTCAGCGTAGAGATAAGCAAGAGTTATAAAACTGTAAAAGCTAAATAATATGGCAAGAAACGAAATGTTTGTAACAGCTTATAGGCTTGAAGTTGAGGCCATTCGAGAGAATTTGAGTAATATGGAGAACTTCATAGAAGCCATTTCGGATTGCGCTATCGTGTCCAATGAGGAAAGTAACGTAGCTATTATAGTAGCGTCTTCGGATGCCTTAGGAACAACGAAATTGGCTAATATGGCACTCAGATTCTTTGGCAAGGAGGGATATAATATAAGTACTCTCGGACTTTTAGGGCCGTTCAAGAAACTCAATTGATATTTTTTAACATAAAACTTGGAAAATAATTCTCAAAACGGTTTTATAAATTGAATAAACATATTATATTTGCAATATCAAAATAAAACAAGTAATAACAATTAAAATTTACAGCATTATGGCAACAAAGAAATTTTCACAAATGACAACGAAGAAGTTAAATGCTCTTTTAGCAACAGCAAGTGACGAAGATAAAGCCGAGATTGAGGCTGTACTCGCAGCTCGTGAGCAAGCTCAAGCTCCAGTATCAGGAGAAACACAATCCGAAGTGGCAAACCCTGTACAGGAGTTCGAAGACACAGAGAACCCGTTAACACCTGAGGAAGAAGCAGCTATAAAAGCAGCAGAAGAGAACAATGGTGTCAATCCGATGAGCAATAGCAGCAAAGCAACTCTTGAGAAAAAGCCGAAGATGACCGATGAGGAGCGCCATGCATTGGCCGAAGAGCTGAAAAAGAATATCAATCACCGCTGTCAAGCAGTCCCGTTCAATACTGTAGAATGGGTTGATGGTTACATCGCAGGAGTAGTCGAGGAGAAGCGCACAAACAAAGTTCTTTACGCTATTAAGACAGATGACGGACGCCGCATCGTTAAGGTGCATGACAGTAATCTTGTTCGCATTTTGGACGAAGTCATTGAGCCGGAAAAGAAAATTCGTGCTCGTAAAGCAAAAGATCCAGTAGATAAAATCGATTGGACACCGGAAGCAATCGCCGAAGAGATTAATGAAGTTATCGACAATGTCGGTAAAATGGTAGAATTTGAGAAATACCGTACTACAGATGAAAATGGTGAAGAGCATGCCGAAATGGTAGTCGGCCGTATTGTGGCAATCGTGCCAGATAAACGAGCTCAGCGTTTACTTTACCGTATTTTAGTCCCGACACCTATTGAAGGTAATCCACTTGCAGCAAAGACAATGCATAAAGTCGCAAAAGCTGATGGCCTTAAAATTGCCGAAGAGTTCGACGAAGAAGGTATGCGGCTCAATGCTAAATATTTGGAACGCCGTGAGGCAGCAGCAACCCGCGCTCCGCTTACTCCGCAAGATCGCGTAATCCGTTGCGAAGAGAATGTTAAAAAGGCAGAAGAGAAGCTGCAGAAAGCTCAGGAAGAACTGGAAGCTAAAAAGAAACAGCTTGAAGATGCAAAAAAGGAATTGGATGAATATTTAGCCGCTCAGGTGAATGAAACCCCAGCTAATGGTATTTCATCTGAAGAGGAATCACTTGCTTAATGTTCGTTATATAGTTCTGCCATGAAAAGAGTCGTCTCGAAAGAGGCGGCTCTTTTTTTTATATCCTCACCATTTATGTTAAAATATGTAATCTTATAAAAGCATGCTTCTTTCGCGTTCTAGGACACTTTTAGGCTTTGAGTGTACTATAATATGGGTTAACTCAATTCGACGCGATAGAGGTCAAAAGAAGCGTATCTATCAATGTATTTTTATAAAGTCTATAATATGAATTGAGGTATGGACTTTCTTGAGTTTTAGGCCACCAGGCAGCTATATAAATAGTTGTTAAATTTATGGCTAATAGTTGACTCATTTTCTTGGCCTCTAGGATATTTTTATTCGAGAATAATAGTAAACCAAATCTATAAAAAGAAATGAGGAGAGAATGAACGAGAATAATGAAATTTCATATATTTTTGAATAGCTCAGAGGCTCTATGTTTTTGACCAAAGATGTGATGCAGCAGTGAAAATTTTTATGTTAAAACCTGTAAAACAGCAATCTATTTCAAGGTTATTTTGTATTTTAGCTTATAAAAGAACAAAAGTAAAACTGTTAAAATATGTTACACACTAAAATGCATAAAAGCCGCATGGCTATCATGGTTAAGCGGCTTATGCTTGTAGGTGCAGAGTGCATATTCTGTTATGCCTACGTAAGTGTGATACAGAAGTTAGCGGGAGAAACGGCCGAGAGAATACTTGCCATGACTGGACAAGAGAATACTATAAGGTCTAACAGGAGAAATATCACAAGCATAACAGGAGAATAAATGAGCAATTTTATTTTAGATTACAGCAAAAAGCAGACTTTGCAAATATCAAATGATGCTTTTTATTTTCTGTACTATGGTGAAGAGCCATTAGACGAAAATAATTTAGAAGAAGCAAATGATGTGTCTGAAATGTTTTTCAATAACTTTTACATAGAAGATGATTGGAAAGCAGTTGATGATTCAGACCTTATAGAATGCACCTTTATTCCGTATATTGAAGATCAAGCAGATTATGATGAGTATGAGGATCTCACTAGACATATTCAGCAGCAAATAAAATGGCTTGATGCAAATCATGTTAGAGTATGGTGGTTTAATAGCCAAACTGGCACAAGAGAATTGCAAGGTGATTTTAAGGTTTATACAAACGAGTATGGTCATAAATGTTTTCATACCGGTAATCAAGATGAGAACTTTATAACAGGAAAAATGTGTATATATTTTCTGAAAAATTTTAAGAAGCGCATATCCTAAAAAGCAGACTACAGAAAAGTAGTCTGCTTTTTTACATTAGGCTTTCATCTTTTTCTACGACGAGAGAATAGCCGACACCTCTTATAGTTTCTATAACAACACGGCTGTCCATTTTAAGCATATTTCGCAACATACATATGTGAACGTCTAAGCTGCGTTTATTAAAGTAGTTATCATCAGCCCATACTTGTTGCATAAGTATTTTCTTAGGTAACGTTTCATTTTTATAAGCGCATAGTAAAGCAAGAACTTGGCTTAGTTTATTATTAAGCTGTGTTTTTACATCGCCTACAGTAAGAATTTTATCTATTGTATTAAACAGGTAATCGCCTATCTCATAAGATGATTCTATATTTCTCACTCGTATACCGCACCTTTTTAAAACAGCTTTTATTCTTCTTATAAGCTCTTCAATATTATATGGCCTTATTACGTAATCATCTGCACCTTCATCAAAAGCTTCTATGACATAATCATACCTAGCTTTATCTGACACCATTATTACTGGTATTTTATTATCTGATTTGCGTAAAAACTTTAATGGTTTTAACCTCATAGAAATATCTGTTGTCTTATAATGACTTAATATGCACAAGTCATAATTCTTTTCTCTGATTTTGGCCAATATATCCTTCTCAGTAGAGGTTATTACTTGAAAGCCATTATATACTAAGTAATCTACCAAAATTTTACAGTCTTCATCTTGATAGATTAAAATTCTCGGCAATGCTAATTTAGTGTTATTACTTTTCATACTATTTCTTTAATTTTGTTTTGTAAGTCATTATATAAAACTTCATACCAAAATGGATTAAGCCTTAACAAGTCAAAGTATGAGTATACACCTTTTTGGTATATTAAAGAAGCATATTTAAGCTCTTTGTCTGCTCTCTTTCTAAGATGCTCATGATAAAACTTTATGGACTGATCTACATTTACCAAGAATAATGATTTATGCTCCATAAGAACTTTCTGCTCTGTGTTTTGAGCAAAATAGTATGGAATATCAGGCATTGCCCAAAAAGTCAATCCAGAACCATATTCTTCACTTGCTTTGTATAAAAAGCCAGGGGATATTCGAATTGAGTCAGGATATAAGCTTTTACATATTCTTAATCTGCGCGGAATAAAAGGATTAATCAATGTTGCTAATCGCTTATTTATATAAGCTGAATATTTATCCACCATCCGTGTATGCTCTTTAACAAGAGATGAAACCAGTAGTTTTATTCTTTCGTTTCCTATAGGGTCACTAAGGCGTATATATTCTTGTCTAAAAGCTTCACGTTGGATGCGTATTCTATCTTCTTTAAGTCTTTGAGATTTTTTCTTTCTAGCTTCTATATTAGCCATTGCAGCTCTACGCTGTCCTTCAGGCCCAAATAGCTTTACACCATTGCAATTATTCCACCCTACACCAGTCCATGGCATTTTATCTCCATATCTAGCTTCAATCTCTCTGTTTTCCTGCTCTTCTTCAGATAATTCAACATGCTCTTCTTCCAAGGTAATTTTTTCAATTGCCTCAGATTGAGCCTCTTGAATATCCTCATCGTCGCTTTTAATTTCATCGAGAAATTCAAAGAGTTCCTTTTCGGTTAAGTCTCCATATTGCTTAATATCTTCCATGCCACTTAAATAATGACTTGATTATATCTTTTCCAGCTTGCTTGTTAAGCAGTCCAAAATATGCGATCGCAAGCATGAGTCTTGCTATTTTATGCAATACCCAGGCTAATAGATATATAGGGAAATAAAGTACACCTACACATCCCCATAAAAATTTAAGCACCTTTTTCATTTTTCTAATATATATAATGGTTGTTTTATTTCGGCAAATTGTGCATTTATACACTGCATATTTGCCTGCTGGCTTATAACTTCTTTTATTGGGCTTTTTATTTCTTGCACACAGCTCATTGAACTTATTATGCTAAACGGAGGGCATGCCATATAAACATCGGCCAATGCATCAACTAACTCATCTTTGCTTAGTTTCTGCAGATTGCTCTTTATTATCTCCCTTATTGGATTGTTCATCTTCTGCTTGCTTTAATTCAACATAAGTTCTATGAAAAGCTTCATCGCCTATTCCTTTAATAAAAGTTCTAAGTGTAGAAGGATATTCGCTTGTATTTATAGTCTTATCGGCTACTTTCGCGTAAAGAGCAACAAGAGCTTTAGGCCCAAATACCTTTTTCTCTTGTAATCTTTCAATGGGACCTCTTTTGAATTGAGCATAAGGATTTCCATCCATAATCTTTGTACGAGTTAGGTACAAATCCTTAATTAAAGCCTCAATATGTTTTTCAAACTGAGGCATTTGAATAATATCAATAACTTTCAAATCTTTCAGCTTCATTTTTATAAGTTTTTAAGTTTTTGTTTATAATACTTTTCTTGCATATCAAAGTGTCTCTTATATATATGCAAATCATGAGCAAAATGATAATAAGTGCCAATAGGTACACCAAGTTCATCTGCAACTAATTGTTGAAGCTTTGTCCAACAATATTGGTCATTGCAAAAGCCATAAACCAAATCGTTGCTTCGCATAGTTACACACATATCAAGAGTTCCTATTTGAGGCTTAATATCAAATCCGACTGATAGTGTACAAGGTGTATCATGTTTATAGTCGTCTTTTTCTTTGCCGTCAAATATAGTAAGCCAAGCTTGACGAGTATCTTTATTCTCTCTAAGCTGCTTAATGCACTTTGCCAATTGATTGTTGCGAGTCCATTGCCACCCATAGTTAGAATTGACAATATTGTCGCCACCGTGCATTTTATCCCATATAGGAGCATACTTTTTAATTTCAGCTACACTCCTATCACATGACATGTACCAAGCGTATTCACGCTCTGCATATCGTTCGCTGAATTTGCGCCATTCTGTCGTTATAACTCGCTGCTGAGGATTAAGTAAATAAAAACCAATGTTGTAAACAGCTCTTGTACCGACATTAGTATTTACTCCTTGGCCCATAATAAAAGCGTATAGATCTTCAAAAGCCTCAGTAGCATTTTTATAGGCTATGTTCATTCTACCCAAATTTGTTTTGTTTGCCAATCCATTCTATTTCTTGATATTTTAAAAGCCTCTGCTTGTTTCCACGTATTAAAATATTTAAGCAAAGTTCCCGTCGAGTCAAATACACCATATTGAATTTTTCCCATATCACTTAGCTATTTTATTAGTGCTGCTGTTATAAACCCTGAATAATATTTCTTCTGCTTCCTCATTCATAGAATCACAAATACTTATTGCTTCTTCCATAGATAAGCCTGTGAGTTCTTCGTCATTATCGTTTATAGCAATTTCACCTGTTATAACCCTAATGTCAAATGAGTTTACAGAAGCAAAAGTTTTAGTAGCGTTAAGAGCTTGCACACAGATATAACACACGGCATCTTTGTATATAAACGATAAAGTACTTGTACCTTTTAGTATATCTGCATAAAATTCTCTTAACTTTTCCGGTTTAAACCATCCGCTTTCATCCATCCGTTTATATTCCACAAGCCATTTACCATACCCATTTGAAGCTTTAAACCTGTTAGCATAAATGGCCACAAATCTGAGAAATTGGTCTGTGTAAATGACTTGTGGAATTTCAACTGTTTTCTTTTTCATAGAGCATCAAACTCTTTTTGCAATTCGTCAATGCGCTTTTGTATTCTAGCCAAAGCTAAAAGTTTCACATCTTCGAAGTTTACAAAGTTATTATCCACTTCCATATACTTAGATTGTCCGCAATATGTTATTGTAGTACTAAGTTCTATTTTGTGAATAGCATTTGCTTCTTCCCATTTTTCTTTTTGCTCTATAAGGTGTTTTATATACTTTATTAGCTCTCCACCTTTATTTAATTTTTCTTCTGTCATGATAATTAAAAAGTTTATATATTCTCGCGCGTTCTAGAGCACGCTTATTATTCCATTATTATTCACCATTCATGTACTTAAAGCGCGATATTGCGCGCGAGAATAATGTGAAAATCAATCCTTAGTATGACCCAGTAGACCCGAGTGCCCCATCACCACGCTCAGATGAACGGCTGAAAAGCTCTGACTCAGAAACTTCTTCAAGGCCTTCATACGATACAGGCACAAGAATAAATTGTGCTATTTTCATACCTGGTTTAATGTGGACTTTAGCTTTACCTACGTTAACAAGATGTATATGAATTTCACCTTGATAATCTTCATCTACAATCTTGGCTCCTAGGATAACAATGCTCTCAAATGCTTCTGGCTTCGGTTTTCTATTAGCCATAATACAAGCCCATTTAGAAGTTACGACTCCTGACTTATCAGCTGCCATAAGCATATATCCTTCTGGAATCTCCATCTTAATACCTGATGGTATTAAAATATCAGTTCCTGGATTTACGATAAAACCTTTGTTACTACCGAAATTAGGAACGAAAAAATCAATTCCTGCTGCCTTACCAGTTCCACGAACAGGGGATTTTACATTTCTTATTTTTGCAAATTTCATGGTTACATCATTTCAATGAGTTTCTTAGCCGCTATTTCTACAGCTTTAGCAAATCTGTTTTTAACTTCCGGGCTTATAAGGCTGTAAACTCCTTCATTTTCAAAAGCATCGGCCATGATAGCTTCAATTTTTGAAAGCTTAGGATTAGAAGCGTTAATGCCATATTTATCCATAAGTTCTTTGTTATACTCATACTTAATACCTCTGCCATTTTCTACAGGAACAAGTTTGGCTATTTCTGCATAAGTATTTGGCTTTCTGCTCGTAGGAACAGCGATAATAATCTCTTGATTTGTTGTCATGCACAGATCTGTGCACATTTCCATTACTTCATTGAAGTCACGCTTATACTCTCTTGGAGTTACTGAAATTAAACTTTTCATAACGATACCAAATTAGCAATTAAGTTCAACATATATTCTTTGTCTTTACATCTTCCGAGCTTCATCTTATCTTTTAAGGCGAGAGCTACTAGCTGAACATTTATAAGATGATGTTTTGCATGAGACTCTTCGATTATATCGATTATATCCAATAATACCCCTTTGGATATAATCTCATCGTAGCTTTCAGTCTTGTCAATGATAGCATTTATCTTGACTCCACCGATTACAAATGAGTAACACGTGCTTTCTTCATAGTTTTCATTCCCAAGGTCAGACAGGAATTGAAGTTCTTTTAACTTTGCTTTCTGCTCTTCTTTCAAATGAAATACCTTTATATCTATATCCTGTGGATTAGACGGAACTCCGAGCATATCCAGAGCAGTTGTACCTGTTACCATATACTCAATTTTATTTACTCTGCAAAAGTCATCGAGTTTGAATAAAGCTTCTTTTATCTTCATCATATTATCTATATTTTTTAATAATAAAATGTCACTAAGTTTAATTACATTTTCTTTTATATCCATATGTATTATTACATTAAATCGTCCTCGAATAAGCTTGGTTGCTCAGTGACTTTAGGAGCAACTTTTATATCTCCTGGCTTGCGCTCTAACACCCAAAGAGTATTGCGCGAAGCATCCGGAAACATAGGAGCCATTATATTGGAAACGAGATTTGAGTCATAGTAATCTTTAAGAGCATCAAACATTTTTTGTTGCCAATCATTCATCAATGGCTTATAGTCTTTAGCCGAAGCAAATGTGCCGAACTTATTTACTATATCAAAATGTTTCAACAATATGCCTTCAAGCTCCCAATGGTCAAACTCTTGTACGTCAACCCCACGCCCATCACCAGAATCATAAGTATGATTACCAGCCGCTCCTACAGATGGATCGTAGTTCGGAGTTGAAAGATAATAAGTGGCGTCGTTATTACCACAAGCCTTAAAGTTTTCCAAAAAAGCATCTGCATTCTGTTTGCCAACGTGCTCGATCACTTCAAAGGCACATACTTTATCAGCATTAAACTTGCTGAAATCCATGCAGTTTTTAACAAGATCAGCGACATAGAAATGAGCCCAAGGTATATCAGCATATTTTTCTGCTGCTCCTTGAATTGTTTTCTCACGAATATCAATACCGATATATTCTTTCTGCTTAAACTTGTTTCGGTATAATACTTCAAGCAAGTTAGCAGCCCCACAGCCAAAATCAACAATAGATTCGCCAATCTTAGCCTCTTTCAGAATGTGAGTCCATCGCAGATAATGCGCAAATTGGTCTCTGTGGAATACGTGGCGCTCAAAAGCCTGATCAGGCCTGAGGTCTGTTGTGTTATATACTTTTGCCATATTACTTAATGATTATTTTACATTTCATTTTCTTCCAGTTCACACTCTTCCAAATAGTCATTCATAGAGCCCATATAAGCTACAGCATCGAGAAGATTATCTTCTTTGTGTGCGTAAGCTTCACGTGATAATTTAAGAGCTATCATAGCTCTATACATGCCAGCAGTTGTTATCGTCTGGCCTTCGGGTGTTATTAAGTTATAAATAGCGGCGGCTTTCGCCATTGACGCCATAAAAGGCCCGTACTGACGCTCTTTTTCCTCTGAGCGCTTATTCACAATCTGATTTGCTTTTTCTAAAATATTACTCATGATTTAAAACTGTTTATTATTTCATCCATTACAACATTGATTTTAGTTCCGCTTTTAGCTTATTAGCATCAGCACCTCTAAATGTCTGCGCATTCGCCAAAAAATATCTGACAATATCTCCTGCAGTATCATACATATACGTGTCATTTGGGTCTGAAGTATCAAGTGTTAGCATTGCCTCCAAATAAGGTACAGCACCAAAATATACATTAAGCCATACTGACTTTATGTCTCTGGCTATTTGCTGAAATGTTCGTTTCTTGTCCATCTTATTATCTTTATTTTGATGTGTAAATATATCAATTTTCTCCGAGAATAGAAAATTTTTTCATCATAAAATGCATCTACTTAACACTTCTTAACTTAGCAATGCTTTATTGCTTTTCCGGGTATTCTATCTGCAGCAATTCTTTGCATAAAGTTATTACAACGTTATACTTATTGCTTAGTGCATTTATTATAATGCCTCTTTGCAATATAGTAAGCTTATTTTTTGCTACGAATAGATTGGTTTCTTTTATATAAGTGTCACTTCTGTAATACTTTCTATCTTTTAGCTGAATAGCCATTTCTGCATAATGAATACATTTCTCTATATCCTGTGCTCCGTTTTTAGCTTTATATCTGCTAATATACTTTATAATGCATCCTTGTATAAAGGAGCATCCTAAAGTGTTTATAAGTTCTATTGGCTGCATAATCATATCTTTATAATGGTTACCGCCTATTTGTATGTCTGTTGCTTTCATATTTCTACTTTTGTATAATTATTAAAATCACAATATGTATATTTAGGAGTTTTAGCATCGTTTGCATATCTACAAGTAGTTGTCCATGCATTTTTTATGACTACTTCGTATATTACCCCACGATAACAGAAAATATCTCCAACCTTTAACCTTGATAATTTAATACAATTTACGCTCATGATTATCAGCTATAAATCCATTTGCTACTCTCAATTCATCCATAAACATCACAGAGTTATAATGTTTAGGAAACGGTTTTACTATCTCATACATTGTATCTTTATGCATCACAAAACCGTCGTTTACAGCTTTTACATACTCTAGTTTTATAAACTTGTAAAGATACGCAGTTTCTGAATTTCTGCCTGGCTCTTTGCCAAGTAAAATTTCTTTTGAACTTATTTTTTTACCAACATTGTTGTTGATAAAATTTACCATTTCAGTAAATACTGAAGGCTTTTTGCCATTACGTCCCATAGTTTACATAAATTTTTTATATTTATCGATTTTTGCTTTTATGCTATCCATTAAAGAGCTTTGCTTTTTATCTTTCAATTTAAGTGCTGTGATTACATCTTCGTCATGAGTGCCTTGCAGTATCAGATGATTTATGACAACGTGGTTCTGTTGGCCTTGGCGGTATAAACGCCCGTTAAATTGTTGATACAACTCAAGACTCCATGTTTGCCCAAACCAAACTATTACGCTGCCTCCTGCTTGAAGATTAAGACCATGCCCAGCTGATGCTGGGTGCGCCAACATAACTTGTATTTTGCCAGCATTCCAGTCTTCAATGTCTTTATTGTTTTTAAGTTCTCTTGGCTTGTATTGTTTAAGATATTCCATGATTCTATCCCTATCAAATTGATAAGTCCAGGCCACTAGTACAGACTGGCCATTCGCATCTTCAATTATCTCTTTAAGAGCATCGAGCTTAATATCATGGATTGGAAACACGTTTCTTTTCTCATCATATATGGCCCCATTTGCGAATTGAAGTAATTTATTTGAAAGAGCTGCAGCATTAATAGCATTTACTTCTACTGGTTTTTCTATAAATGCTGAATCCCCGTTTTCATCTTTTTGCTCAATTGTTTCAGTAGCATTTATTAAGTCAAGTACTTTGTTCTTTTCAAAATCATCATATTGCTTTTTTATAGCTTCTGGCATCCTGAGCTTTATATAGTTATCTGTCCTGAGTGGCATTTCAAGATAATCATCTGCTCTCATGCTTATGCAAATGTCCTCTATTTTTTTATGTATTATATATTCTGAGTCATTCATCAGATCATAAGAATATACGATATGACCATTTGATTTGCCTGGCCGAAAATATCTTTCTCTATATCTGGATATTGTCTTTTCAAGGCGCTCACCTCTATCCATAAGATATATTTGAGGCCATAGGTCAATAAGCCCATTTGGGGCTGGTGTGCCAGTCAATCCAACTAAGCGCTTGAGATACGGCCTAGCTCCACGTAACGCCTTAAAGCGCTCTGACTTATATGACTTAAAACTACTAAGCTCGTCAACTACTACCATATCAAAAGGTAATTTGCCCCCGCCATACAAAGCGCAAAGCCACGCTACATTATCTCTTGATATAACATAGATATCAGCTTTTGTTTCCATGACAGCTGCTATTCGCTGCTTAGCAGTACCTATAATCTTAGAAAAGCGCAAATGCTTTAAGTGATCCCATTTCTCTGCTTCTTCTTGCCAGACTGACTCAGCTACTCTCTTTGGCGCTATGACTAGCACTGAGCTAATATCAAGATAGTCAAACATCAAATAGTTTATAGCTGTTAGGGTTGATACTGTCTTACCTAAGCCAAGATCGAGAAATACTCCACAAAATGGGTGCGTTATTATGTGCTCAATACAAGCTAATTGGTATTTATGTAAATTATTCTCTGTTAGCATTTTGTTCTTTTAGCAAGTACTTAATTTCTATTATATTTTTAGCTATACATTTAAGTAAAGCTTCACTGCTATTAGTAAATTTTAAAAGGCTTAACTCTGCATCTAAAAGTGTTTGGTTAAGCGCATTATTAACTTTTTGTGTATCTTTAATAAGTTTATCAGCTTCTTCTTCCATCAAGTATGTTATTTATAAACTGTTCAACACCTTTTATTGTATCTATCACTTCGACTCTAAAGCCTAATGCTTGAAGCTTATTATACATATACATTTGTATACGTTTGGGCTTTTGTCCTGTCGTTTTTAATTCCACAAAAACTATTTTATGGCCTGGGAATAAGCACATCCTATCTGGTAAGCCTATAAGCTGGTCGCATAACAATTTTATGCACATACCACCACTCATTTTGACAAGCTCAACCAATTTACGCTCTACAACTTTTTCGCTATCTACCGTCTTTTTATTCATAATCTGGCCATATAAATGTTATACTCACACTTATCTAAATTAAATTCTAATCTGTCAACACAAAACATTTGGCCATTGTGTATAACAATTGTTTTGACAGACGGAATATGCTCTATGTTTTTTGTAACAAGGAGCACGGAATTACGGTAATTTCCATATTGCATTTTATAAAAATTCGCTATCATAATAAACTATCTTTACGCTTATAGTATTTTTGTTTGCCATATAGTGAAAAATTCTTAGTAGATGCTATAGCTTCCCATTCAGGCATTGACCTAATAATTTCATTAATCTCTCTTGTGTTATACCTAGACATATCATTCTTTTCTTTGCTAAGGCACTCACACCATATTTCAGCGATGCATACAAAGTCTTTTTGTACTGTGCCATTCTTAGACAATGGGTCTTCAAGCCAACGTCTTCTGTCGTACAAGTCCATTTTATCCCAGTCATCTGGAAATTTAGTATTAAGATACTCCTCGATAATACCTCTACGCTCATCTGTCTCTGAATGTTTGTGCTGCTCAATCTTAGCGATTATGTCTTCGTCACCAACAAGGTATAAAGGCTCTTTTGCTAAATATAGCTGATATGCCTCAGCCCATATTTGGTCTACTTCATCTTGAGTAAGATCATCTATAACAGATTTTGTAACGTATTCTGGCCTTACATCTATAGGCATAAAGCGCCGGTTTCCTGTCGGGTCGCGTAAAAAGTCTTTATTGTTAGTAGTACCAAAAAACACGCATTGCCTTTTGTATGTTTCCACTGTTCTACCATACGCTGGCCTGAACATATCTTCTCTTTTTGATATGTAATGCTTAATCGATTCTACTTCTGCTTTCTTAAGACCTGAAAGCTCTGCCATTTCAATTAGCCACGCTCCTTGTATCTGCTCAAATGATTCCTTGCCCTGTACAGTCGTGAATGTATCTGAGAACCATTCCATGCCGAGCTTTTTAACGAAAGTACTTTTATACGTTCCTTGTTCTCCGACCAATATGAGTGATGTGTCGAATTTAACTCCGGGCTCAAAAACTCTGGCGACTGCAGCACAGAGCATTTTTCTAATGGCAGCTCTAGTATAGGCATTATCTTCAGCCCCAAAATAATCGATTAACAGTGTATTGACTCTAGGTATACTATCCCATTCTTGTTCCAGCAAGTACTTTCTTATAGGATGAAACTTCTTCTTTTCAAACTCAAGCGCAAGTGCGTCATCAACCTTTTGGCTTGATACAATACCATAAACACACTCAATATAATTACGCACACCGGAATAATCAACATCACGAAAAGGATCAATAGCGTCAATTTTACGCCAAGGTAACGAACGTGTAACATATCTTTTATTATCAAAAATATTTAACTTAAATACATCTTTTAAAAACTGATCATGTTGAATTATTATGTTCAGGTTGTTTGCTGAATTGTCATATTCGCCTTTTGTATTAGCATCAAGCTCTTCTGTCCATGAAGTATCATAGTCTTCAGGAGCTTCTGCTTTTGCTTCTTCTGTGAACTCGAATTTAGCTTCAGCAAACTTTTCTTCAGCGATATGCTTTTTTGTTGTAGAGTCTTTAGAGGCAAATTCTTCCATTGCCTTAAAGCTCTTTTTATCTTTGTCTTCTTTTTCTTTGCCTGTATCTAAATGGCCAAATTTATGTATGCGGACTAAGTCAAATGCATTACATAATCTGCCTCCTGCTGGGTCTGTTCCATGATGGGAATATGCAAATTTATCATCATAGACTATTAAGCCCGCAGCCGTAGAGCCATTTATATATGTATATCGCCCTTCTCCAGCTGGTGTATATACATCTGAAAGAAAAGTCTCAATAGCTTCTTGTATAGTATAAGTACGGCAGAAAACACCAATTATGCCTTTTTTATCTTCTGGGTCTTCTTGCTTTTTAATAGCTTGCATTATTACATCTGTGCTATCTGTAGCAGTTGGCCATTCGTTTGTGTCATGCCAATCATTATATAGCCCAAGGATATAATCAGCTTCAAGAAAAGGCCCGTCTTGAAACTCAAAGTAGTATTCCATATCTGATGATACAGACGGCCAGAACATAAGTCTATTTACATCAAAAGTTGACTGGTCAAACAAATCAATGTTTAAGTCTCCTGCGACTTTTCTAGCAATAGCTTGATATTCTTCTTGCGATACTTCTCTATCGAGCGGAATTATCAATCTGTGCCGTGGCTTTTCAGGACACGACTTGTGAGTTGAATGTATAGCCGCAGCACACCCGAATAGCATTGTAAAATCCCACCAAAAATTTTCATGAGAAAAGTCAATATCCAATGTAATTAACTGGCGGTAAAGCACATTTGTTTTATCGCGCCTACCATTTGTAAGAAAGCCACCTACAAATCCTCCTACATCTTTTATCTTACTTTGCTCTTCTTTTGTAGCATTTATAAACCGCTTGTATGTTTCAGTGGTTACTACAGGAGTAGCTAATTTTTGGACTAATCCGCTCCAAGTAATTTTGGTATTTTTCCATACTTTACTTGAGACATTTAGCCCTATAGCTATGCTCAAATTCTCATCATATTTCAATTTATCTACTTGCATAATACGCGTAAATAATATATAAGCACACCATAATCATATTTTAGTCTTTTAAGTAGAATGGTGTTATATACCCATCTGCTTTTAGTGGAAAATCTGAAGCCCAATGAGGCACTTTTTCCATGGCTTTAATCATATTGTTATAATGCTCTTTAGCATTTTCAAGAGGTATTTCTGCTATAGCTTCATCATGCACGTGCATAGCTATTTCAAAATCTTCTTCTTGCATATTAAGCATGGAATTTCCAAGTAAATCACGAGCAATAGCTTGAACTATATTCTCTGTAAGTTTACCACCATACGTATCAATCTCACCCCATTGCTTGGTTTCTTGCACAACTCCTTGATAGCATAATACTCTTGTTGGCATTGTAGAACGGCCTATTTTCTTATCTTTGAATTTAGGCCCATAATAGAATAGTTGTCTACCGGAAGGTAGTTTGATTGTCATGAATTTTCCATCACAATCGAATACTATATTTCTACATGTGCATGATACTGGCCTTTGGTATCTAACAGCTTCTTTTGAGGCTTCATCTATCTCTTTCCACATATCTACAATAGCAGGATTAGCCATACGCCATTTGCGCACCAGGCTCATCATTTCTGTATCAGATAACCCCATGCGTTCTCCACCCATTCGCTTAAGAGCTCCTAATGAACCTTCATACCCGAGTGCTAGCTCTGAAATTTTAGACTTATCACGCAGTACTGAACCTTTAGTAATCGCGGATATTGGCACATTAAACATCTTAGAGCCGGTGGCTTCATAAATTTTGCCATCGCCTTTAAACACGTCCATACGCCACTTTTCATTAGCAAGCCAAGAAATTACGCGCGCCTCAATAGCTGAAAAGTCAGCAACTGCAAATGTTTTATGCTCAGGAGCTATTAAAGCTGTTCTTACTAGCTGGGATAAAATATCAGACACATCATCGTATAGCATTTCTACAGATTCCCAATCGCGAGCTCTAACTAGTTCACGTGGTATTTCTATGTGTGATATGTGGTTCTTTGACAGATTCTGCAATTGCAATAGTCTACCGGCCCATCGCCCAGTTCTATTTGCACCATAAAATTGAAATAAGCCTCTACACCTATTATCTTTCATGGCGCAGTTGAGCATTGCATAATACTTTTTGATGGAAGTCTTTGACAGCTTTTTGCGTATATTAAGCAACTCTATTACATCTGGGTAGTCAGCAAACTCTTTAAATAAATCTGGCATTGTTTCCTTAGAAAGAGATAATACTACACTGCCCGTTTTCTTCTCGACCCATTGTCTTATCTGAGTTGGTGAATTTGGATTTTCAAGTCCTGTTAGCTGCTGAGCATGTTGAGTTAACATAGAAGTATATGTATTATCTACGTCAATAGCAGACTTTGCTAATTCCATATCTACAAGAATGCCCCTGTCATTTATATTCTGATCAAGAACATACATTTTATGTTCTATTTCAGGAATGATATATGCCTTTAAACTATTAAATATCTCACGCTCTGCAAGTACATCATACTTGTTATATTCCTTATACATTTCCCACTTTTCAGGAGCATGTTCAGGATAATTTCGAGTGCGCATACCATTAACTCGAGTTGCTTTGCATGGGCATGAGAAGTATTTAATAAGTGCTTTACCAGTATCTAGTTTTTTATCAGTAAGATTAAGAGCTTTTGATACTCCGTCCAAAGAAAGTGGTAAACCACAATATGCAGCTTTTACAGAAGTACAATACCACTGCTCTGCTGGAACATCATATCCTACGCGCTTAAAACACAAGCGCTCAAATACAGCGTTGTGCGCCACCTTTATGCAATCCGGGTCAAGCAAAGCTTCTTCAAGCTCTTCAGGCATTTCTTCGCCTTGAGCTAAGTCTACTATTTTTACCGGACTATCATCTAAAGCATACCCTATTATAAGAATTTCAAAATCTGGCGACTCTATATACTTATAAGCTCCAGACTCTTTAATATCTACAGATGAATATGTTTCAACGTCTATAAAAAGATTTTCTGCCATTATTGTTTTATTTATTATTTATAATAGTGGGATAGACGGGAGTCGAACCCGCAAGTGAACGCCTATACCTCGCCCTGTTTTACCAGTTAAACTTACTATCCCATAAAAGAGGCCCAGGCTAATTAGTCCGGGCCTATCCCGGCGTAAACAAATGCCTCCGATATTACATCATATCGTCATCCTGAACAGCATTCTCTCCACCGAAATCTTCTTCAGCTGTTGAACCACCGGCCAACATCTCTCCATCTTCGAGCTTCTGAAGGTTGTTCAACCCAGCAGCGATGCCTTTGGATGAAACATTGAAAGCATAGAAGTTAATTGAAGCGCGGCCATAACAACCAGAGTAGAACTCGTCTCTGCTCATGATTGGATTGAGTGAGCGGTCTACAATGCTCGGCTGGCGCATCGAGTTTGCATTGATGAAATAGTGGTCCTCAAATGCAGGGTCATCCGGGCGCTCTTCATCGCCATCACGCAGAGGCAATTTGAGATTTGCTGGGATACGGCCGTTCTTATCTGCGAGTTTTGCCTTACCTGCTTCCTTTGCAGCTTCTATAGCTTTCTTGATTTTGTCAATAGTAGCCGTATCGCTCTTAGGAATAAGAATACAGATATTGTACTTGGGGGTATCACCCTCATTCATAGCTGTGGGCTCGAACACATTTACATAACAAAATCTTACTTTGCCAGTTACTACTTTGGTTGAATTTACTTGATTACTCATTTTCTTTAATTTTTAAGTTGTTATTATTCTTTAAAATCTAATTGCGCTTGAGTATATCCCATTGCTGGTCTCTTGTCCTCAAGCGGTACAAGAGTAGGTTTGCCTTGTGGCTTGACAACCACATCTGAGAGTATTTCCTCAAAACGCTTTTTACCTACTAACTTCTCAATAGAAGTAATTGGTTTAAGCTTCATATTGAAAATCTCATCCTCTGAAAGTTCAGGACAACGTGCAAAAATTGCGTTAGAAGCTTGATCTTCATCAGCCCATTTGCGCCGACTGATTCCTTCGACCAATTTAAGTCCTGGCCATTGCTTATTCTCGTTGATTGCTTTAGTTTGTGCGTATTCTGCTATTGAATTAGCCCACTCTATTAACTTAGGTGTGCGTTTAACTATATCAGCAATCTCATCGTCTGTTAATAACTTTGGATCTGCGAATTCATGCCGTGCGATTTCGAGTTGTTGCTCATAAAGCTTACGGCATTGATTACGCACAGCACAAAATCTGCACCAATCCCCAGCATTAAGATCTCCTTTGCCCTCAAAAGCGAGTTCAGCTCTTGGTCTAAGTTCTTCTTCTGCCCATCTGTGTAGTTCTTCAACAGATATTTGCCAACTTGATATATTGTTAATACGAGGTTGCACAATAGTCAATCGTATTTCCGTTATATCATACATAGTGTCATATTTCTGCAAAGCCCCAAGTCCATAAAGCATAAGTTGCTTATTCCATTCAGCATACACTGGAACACCTTTTCCATATTTCAAGTCAATGACTTCCATAAGATCATCATTGATAATAACACAGTCAGCTGTTCCAAAGCTTTCAGGCACATATTCTGTCAAATCAAGTTTCTGCTCGATTTCCATAACGGCTAACGGATTTTCAGTTCTTGCTTCAGCTAATTGCTCTGAGCAATAATCCGTATAGATAGGCACGACTTCAAGCATTTCCTCGCTGAACAAATCATTCATCATTATCTCTTCGAGCCTTTGATCAAAATCCTGCTCGTTAACGCTGTCTAGCGTATCTTTTCTCAGATAAAGCTCTGAGAGCTCATGAGCTAATGTACCTTCTTCTGCATATACCGAAGACTTCTTTTCTCCGTATTCATCTTCAAGCTTGGCAGACGGAGTACAATTCAGCCATCTTCCTGCTCCAGAAGCCGAAAGAAGTGCATGACTTCTTTGGCTATGCTTCTGCGGTTTAGTACTACTTGCCATTTGACTTATATATTTCTGCCAGTTTTGTTAATCCATAGCAACATCGAATATAAAGCATTGGATTTTCTCTACGAAACTTCTGAGCCATCTTTTGCAACTTCTTTGTACTTGACATAGTTACAGTGATTCTAAGAAGTTATACATTTCGTCATATTTAGCCGGGTCAAGCTTTGTCACACTCGGGGCTCCAAGCTCATTGAGTTTCTGCTTAATCTCGTCACGATGCTCATTGACTTTTTCTGCGAGCATGCCGCGAACATCCTCAATGTTCTTAGAGGCAGAAGAAGCAGCCGGAGCAGCAGGTGCTGAAGGTGCAGGTTTGGCAGCGCTTTGAGTCTGAGCAGGTGCTGCAGGCTGGGTAGTAGGTTTTGCAGGAGCTGGCTTTGCTGGTGCGGCAGGAGCAGCCGGAGCGGGCTTGGCAGCCGGAGCAGCAGGTGCTGAAGGAGCAATAGCATTACCAAACAATGACTTAATGAAATTCTGCGTATTTTCAGACAGGTTTACGCTAACCTCAACAGAAATTTTAATCGTTTCCATTTTCGTAATTTTTAATAAAGTTATCTAAATAGTTAATAAACTCGCTTACTGTCATATCTGGTACGTTTGAGAGCTTCTGATGAATAAGTTCATTGTTCTTATATATAGATACGTACACGCCTTTATAATTCAGTTTTACCTTGTATTCACCTTTAAGCATTGTCAGGCATCCGTCTTCAGATGAACCTTTCCAAGTATTTGCTGAAAACAAGTCAGTTACTAACACGCCAATATGATTGGCCAATCGCTCTAGCTGTATAACATCCAAATTGGCTTCGCCTTTTAACACGCGGTCAAAGGCTTGTTTCGGATATTTAACAGTAGGAAATAACACCTTTGCTAAATCTTCTGTATTTAGCTTGTAGTGCTCAATAACATTACCTATATTAAATTGTTGCTCCATATTTTGGTGATTTTTATTATCTTATTTTTGATATGCAAATATACAAATTATTCTCGATAGAAAAAATTTATTTCATTAATTTTGAGAATTTATTTTGTTAAAAATATTTAAGCGGCAATTTTAGTAGGAGGGCTTGAAATTGCCGTAAACAAAGAAACAATAGAAACAATCTCCCCTATTATTTCAAACTTAATTTCTTAATTTCCGATTAACATTAGTGTTAATAAGAAATACCAGCTTTTACTACGAGAAGATTTAATGAAATTATTGTTTATTTGTTTACAGCATATATAAGTAATTGATTTTGAGCACTTTAGGCGTAAACAATGGATTGTTTATATTGTTTCTATTGTTTACCGCTTTATAAAGTATTTTGCACACAGCCCTATAATTATTAAGATTATGGTAGTTTTCAGGTATTCGTCTATGTTAATTTTTATCTTTTGCCACTTTGTGAGCTGAGCTTCCACAGGATATGCAATTTGAATCGTATCAACTTTTTCTCGCCAGAGAGTATCATGCTTTTCTATGTATTTATACAAATATTTATATTTACTGAGATACACGGTATCACCTTTGCGCTCTACATAGATTGAATCTCTATGATATATGCTATCAATTTTGGTCTGAGATAAGTAAGTAGTATCTCTTTTCATTGTTTCCACAGGCACATATTGAATTGACTTACAGCTGTATAATATAGTGGCTAAAAATATAAATGTAATTATTCTCGCTAATTCTCGCATAATCTTCGAATTTTATTTGTTATTATTCATATTTAATATAAAAACCATTCTCGTAATAATTTCTTATGTGCGAGAATGGTTTTTATACACTTCAGAGATCTTTATACTCGTACTTAGCATCAAAGCTGGGGCATGCCTTAGCTGCAAATTCTCTATGCCCATGGATAGTAGCATTTGGGTATTTTACCTTTAAGATTTTCAATGTTTCGAGTAAAGATCGCTTTTGAGCCTCAGTGCGCGTATCTTTAGGAGTTTTACCGTCTTTAGCAACACCTCCTACATAGCATACTCCTATAGAGTTCGCATTTTGGCCTGAACAGTGTGCTCCAGCTACACTTTCATCTCTACCTCTGTGAACAGAGCCATCGAGCTCAATCACATAGTGGTAGCCAATGTCTTTCCAGTGATTACCGTCCACATGCCAATCTCGTATGGTCTCTGTTTTGACATCCTGCCCTTCAGGAGTAGCAGAGCAATGGACTATGATTTTATTTATCTTTCTCATACTTTACCTTGCGCGATAAGTTCATAAAATAATTCAGCTAAATAGCCACCTCCTTGTTGCAAGCATTGCTCATCGATGCTTTTCAAAATTTTAGCTGTGTCAGACAAATCAATTGAGGCGTGCTCATCTGTAAAAATATCACCTTGCTTATCTTTTACAGTAACTGAGAAGTTAGCAGGTAAAGAAGCATAGCCTACGTCCTTTTTGGCTTCAAGCATTAAGCGATTCATCTTTTGTAGATTAACCGTCAATTTTGTTTTGTCTGAACCTACAGACCATTCTCCGTTTCCTGCCTGACTTATTTCTGTAAAATCAGCGGCTGGAGAAAAGGTAAGCTCTGAATTGCTTACGAAATCTTCAAGAGTATTATATTTTGCAAAATCTATGATAATCCAAGGCAGACTAGATTTACTTGCTTCATAATCATATTGCTTACGATACTCTTCGCTTACATACTTATTGTATTCGTATTCATTGCGAACTACGCTGATACTAATTCCTTGCAGTTTCATTTATATTTCTCATTTAGTGCTAATAATTGGTTTATTTTATTTAATATCTCATGGCCCTGCTCAGTAGTTGTAGCTTGCACAATCTGTTTAACTATATCAGGTACTTCTGCAGCATGAGCTTTTTTACGTTTACTATTTTCAACTACAGATTTACCTTCAATGTATATAATAGCGACAGTGCATAGAATTGTGGCGAATGGAACTATATAGAATGATAACAAGCTCCCAAGTATATCAAACATAAGAGCAAAAAGCATCAGCCTTACATAATCACCGATTTTTGTGATTGTTCTACGAAACCCATGTGACATTAATTTTTGGTCAAGTGCTTTTGCTGTTGTTGTTCCACTCCAGAAATCTACTATACTACTTAGTACCATGAAAAGCCAGCAGGCTAAAATAATACAAACTCTAACGGCTATGAAAAATATAAGCCCATCAAAGTTTTTGGCTTCAATTAGTTCTAACATGGCTATACAAATTTTTCCCAGTCCAATTTGATTGCTTTCCCTATCGCGTCAGCAGTCCATCTACAAAAAATCATGCCATCATACCCGTCAGGGTCATTTGCTATTTTATAAGCAGCTCTAAGGCACGATGCTTCATCTTTTAAAGGATCCGGGTAAAGATCTGCATAATACATGTTAGCAAGATATGCAGCATCCCCATGTGTTACATGTTTAGGGATTGTTAGGCCTAAACTTTCCATGGACTTTTTAACCTGGCTTGTAGTCCAAGAATGTTGTTGGCCACTAGCATTTACCATCATTTTGCTTACATGTTCTGCAAGAGCATCTGTAAAGTGATAGCCATGCTTTTTTACATACTCAGAATATCCTTTAGCGGACATAAGAGCATTCGCTGCTTGCTCATAAGGCAAATCGAATTTAACCTCATGCTCACCGTACTCACCATGATGAGTAGATATTTTGCTTTCTACTACTACATCTTTGTGTTCCTTATCACGGCCACATTCACGGTATTTTACTATAATACATTTTAATTTACGTCCCATAGCTTTTAATTTTCAAATTTTTTGATGAAATTTTCCATCATTTCCTGTTGTTTTTTCATAAGTTCCTCCATATTGTTGATTGATGTCTCAATCTTACCGAAACGTTGTTCTGTTTCTTGCTTTTCCTTATACATAGGATTAAGCTCTGCGAGCAATGAAGGAGCTTTTTTAATAATGTTTTGTGCTTTAGAAGCAGAAGCTAAAACTTGTTCTGCACTTGCCTTCTGAGCTTCAACCTCACTTGCCAACCCAGGTTTTTCTGTTGCTAAAACGAGATGCCCAGCATAAGTAACTGAATGGTTTTCAGGAATAGTATATGTTGCTATTTTCCCATTAGCCTCTATAGTGACATCCACTACCATCTCAGTTTTACCGGTTTTCTGGTTCATTTCCAATCTAGGAAATGATACCTGAGTAGCTTTGCCTTGAATAATATCAAACTCCTGTGTATCTAGAATATATACAGGATAATTCTGTTTTATGTCTTTAAACAATATCATATAGCTTATCTTCTTAAGTTGTTAATAAAATAGGGTACTCAGAAAAGTATAAAACTTTCCTAAGTACCCTTGATTTCAATTAGGCTGCAGGCGCAGCAATAGAAACAGTCAAAGAACTATTAATAGCATAGCAATTGGATTTTCCGCATACTATTTTAATAAGTCCTTGAGTCATACCGACTTGAGTAATAACAACAGATGCAGGAAGTGTCGTTACACCTTGGAATGCAACCACAAATCGCTCATTGATTACTTGTGTTTCTGCTTGACATTTGCAAGCATTAGGAGTAACAATAGTGATTGTTGCTACAATAGGTACAAAAACCGTAGTTCCATTGAGAACTGGCGTTTCGTTCCTGTAAGTAACAGTTGCGAATGGTTGATTAGTAGAAGTTGCGCAAACGCAACGACACAATTTCTCCTTAAATGTGGCCAAGAACGAAACTTGGTTTGCCACAGGAGCAGCGGCTAAGCCTACTGGTGATAATGTAACCATAATCTTTATAGTTTAATGGTTAAACATTATTGGCCACAGCCACATCCACAGCTATTATTACAGCCACAACCGTTACCACCAAGGCGAGATAACAACAGATTATTCTGGCGCTCTTGAGACAATTCAAACTTAAGATCTTGAATCTTCAGAGCTTGTTCATCCTTCCAGTGGTTATTCAGAGTATCGATGATGCGCTGAGTGTTGTCTTGACCGGCGCGAAGAATATCGCACTTATCTTGCTGAGCCTGGAAAGCAGTAGCTGAGAAACCTTGTGTAATTGCAAAACCAAGATCGCGTTGGCCATTGCGAATCTCAGATGTGTCTTTACAGTTCTGAAGTAACAGATCAGCACGGAAATCTGCAATCTGGCGTTGAGTTTGGCAGCAGCAATTCTGTAAAGCTTGAATGATGTTGCAATCACCCAGGTTAACAGCATTGATAACGCGTTCAGCAGAGAAATTGACTTGACCAGCAACTTGCTGAATAGCAGCTTGAATATCGCAGCAGCACTTCTGAAGAGTATTGAAGTCGATATTAAGCATCTGCGATAACTGGCTAATAGCAAAGCCATTGCCTTGAATAGCAGATTTAATGCAATCAGCATTCTGGTTATCCTGCAATTGAGTGCGGATGGCATTAAGCTGAGCTTGAGTTTCGATACCCTGTGTAGCGGCACCGGTTCCATCTCCATTAAAGCCAAAACCTCCATTGCGGAATAAAGCCAAGAACATGATGTACGCAAATGGATTGTTCATCCAGTTGTTCATACCTCCACTCATCATGGCGGCCATCGGACCCCAATCATCTCTGCGATTATTACCATTTGCTAAAATAGCAGCTGCAAGTGCGTTGTCGTTATTGTCACGATCGCAACAGTAGATTCTTTCTACAGGTCCCATAATTCTGAAAAATTTAAAATTTGTTAAACAATAAAACTAATTTATATGTAAGTACCTCTCTAGAAAAGGTACAAAACACCAATTTTAAGATAGATGCACATAGATAATAGCTAGCTGGCTAGCCTCTATATCATTGGCGTCCAAGAGTTTCTCAAGGTTTGGGGTATCAAGCTTCTCCAGCTCTATGCCTGCATCCTCATTAAGGATCTTCTCGATAAAATCATTTACCTCTTTGTTGTAGCTTTCGATGGCAGATGACACTTCCTTTAACTCCTCTGCAGACATAGTAGGCTTACCACCAGTATTCACAGAGTCATTGTGTTCTCGAGCCTTTTTTGTCAACTCATCAAAGCCTTCAGGTTTTAATTTCTCAATAGCTTCCTTCACATCAGACTCATATGCCTCAGACACTGGGCGCAAACTTCTAAGGTTGTTAAGTACAATCATCTTTGAGGATGACACCATGCCAGTCAGCTTGCATCCGTTCAACACCTTGTATAATTCAATGGCTTCTTTCTTTTTCATGATCTATGTTTTTTATATTATAATTCAACTTGTAAGCCCGGTCGCATCGAAATAACACGACTGGAAAAATAATTAATCCATCGTTACTGATACTTGATTCTCGATAGTGTCGATGTATTTCAAGACCTCACCGCTTACCTGAAGAACGGTAAATGTGCTATCATTTACATTGACACTCAATCCCCCAAATCTAGTGTAGTTATAGCTTCCGATATAAACGGCTTGCTTGTTATAAACCTGTCCGTTCGCCTCGGACACCTTGTTCTCGCTCGTTATCGTGACACGGCTCTCCTTGATATCAAGGATATCTCCGGTGCCATTAATGAGTTTTGTTACGCTCTCTGTCTTTACTTCTTGTAATGTCATAATCTTTAGTTTTTAAAATGTTAATTATCAATGTTTATATATCCATCATGGAGCCTTCGTGTCAATCTCGAAGTCCCCATAATTCAAATAGTCATTATCCGACACGAACTTAACGCGGTATAGATTATTAAGATCGTATCCGCTAATATACCCAGGCTTAGAGGACAGATCAACGCTGCCGGTTATCAATGTCTTTGTAGACCCCGCATTAAGGGTGAATGTCAATATTTGCTTATCTTGGAATACGACAGTATCATTAGACCGTAGCATAAACACGACAGACACGCTTACGTTCGTGAACGTTCCGGAGGATGATCCAATATTCTTAACGGATGCCGTGTAATCCACGATAGCCGAACCATAAGTCCGTTGCTCCGCGTAAACATCAGTCCTGTACGCGCTTGTCAATACCTTAAATGACTTGGGGGCGAATGGAAGAGGAACTATGGTGCCGGAAGGATCGCCCCCTTCGGTAGACGTTTTCTTTGCCGATGACAGGAATGAATATACCTTATACGTATATCCCGACTGAGTGCCTTGAAGCGGCAAGTCAACCTGTATGGATTTGCCCGCCCCTATAGTATCTTCATATGTCTTCCATATGTAACCGCCAGTAGGATATTTCATCAGGGCGGCAAAATAGTATGAGGATAAATTGGATATGTCGGTAATATTCAATATTGTATCATCTATCTCTGCGTCCCAATCAACGTTTACTTGTAAATATCCCGCAGTTTGATAGAATACATCAGGTATTATCGGCTCAGATAAAGGGAAATATGCGCCGTGGTTATATCCAGCATAATCGCCTAACCTAAAAGGCTCAGTTGAATTTCCTCGTGGGGGAAGATATGTCCACTGTATTCCGGAATCCATGGCTGAAAGGATATTCGCTATATTGGATGATGGGTATGTAGGGATAGACAAGCCGCAAAATCCATCATTTGCCTTCCACCAATTGGCAGGCCTGTTATCGCTAAAGTTGTAACGCACAGGCTTGTATTTCGCCCACTTGTTTATCTTAGCGGCGCAAGCCGCCACACCCCCACATAATGTACCCAAATCGGTGCTTGGATAGCCAAGCGCATTACGCACGTGCAGTATGTGTAAATCCTTTTTTGGCAATATCAACGCTCCCATTTTACGCCGCTTTTAAATTGTTCAACTCTTCTCTTAACTCTTTCACCTCTTCTTCAAGGTCTGCTATACGCTTGTCCTTGTCGGTCATCCATGACTTTGTAGGGCCGATGAACTTATCCAGCTTAATATTAAGCTCATTGATGCCATTGATTGACACTACAGTAGCCAGCGTAGCGTAATCAACGGTCAATATATCACCATAATCCGGCGTGCTAGCGGCGCCTATAACCTCCGGGAATACATTACGCACCTCTTGGGCGCTAACGCCTATCCTAGTCTTTTTGTCACCTATATCAATGCGCTTGTGATAGAAAGCATACAAGTTTTTTATCTTGTCAAGAACGCCAGATACGTTCATGCCTCGTTCTTTTAAGCGTATATCCGAACCATTGGTATAGTTACCTGCTACGTACATATTTCCAGATGGAGAGAATGAGCCTTTATTGTTGTTTGTTCCTCCAAAACAGAAATATACTATATTATCACCACGCTGCGACAAATAGAAATTGTTTGTACCTCCTTGTAACCCAAATGCAGCCCATGTAGCTTTTACTGTTACGATGTTAGTAACAATACCACCGTTGAATGAAGGTCCTGCAGGCCCAGTCGGCCCCTGTGGCCCAGTCGGCCCCTGTGGGCCGGTAGCACCTTTAGGCCCCTGTGGCCCGGTAGCCCCTTGCGGCCCACGAATATTCCTCGTGGTTGGAGTAGTCGTTGACGTGCTGTTCGTCCAGCTAAGATTACCACTCGTATCAACCGATGGATACCAGTATTTAAATGGAGCTGGAGCGTTCCCCGTGGAATATGCCACGACATCACCAGTGGCTCTTATATTTTTGCTAGACGTGAAATTACTCGTACAATTCAACGTGTCGCTTGACGTGGTTATGAGCCGGGACGTGTAATCAGCCGTGCTATTACCGTGGTGGAAGTCGATATGTGGAGTGGAAGCATTTAGCTCAATAGATCCTTTACCAATATAAGTATTACTGCTATTACTATTAGCACTTGTATTAGCTTCTCCCACATATACGCCTTGCGTAAAATATCCATTTGCGAATCTAGTTCCCGTACTTCCTATATTATAAGTGTTGTTAGCTCTAGGATAGATATGGTTACTGTTGATATTTGTTTTTATAGTAAAAATACTATTATTCCAATATCCTATTTCCGATCCTACAGCATCTCCAGCTCCAGTTCCAGCGTAAAAACTATATCCTGATGTTCCCCTGTGGCCAAACAGTATAATATTAGCATCATAGGCATTTATATTAAGCTGGCCACTTTCTAATGAAGTTAATAAATATATGCCATTTCTGTATATAGTAAAAGTGTTGTTAGTCGAATAGATATTGCCGACATTTTCTAAGCTACCAAAAATGTTGGCCGTTCCATCAAACGATCTTCCCCAAATGGTTCTGGCCGTCATTAGCTTCGTGGCGCTTGAGGCGCTTGAGGCGTTTCCGATTAATGATCCTTCAAAAATAGATGCTGTTATATGGGAATCTTTAGCATAATTCCCACCATTATCGGATTTTGACAAGGCTATTGGCTCTACATAGTATTCATAACCAGCTGAAGTACTTCCAACATTAGTTCTAGCATAGTAAGTATTTATACTGTTTATTCCAGCACTGCAATATATTCTATAAGTAGCTGTTCCCCCTCTTAGCCAAAATACGATAATGGGTTTGTCATTTCCCCGAACTTCTACTTTCTTCAACAAACTTGCATACGGTTGTAGATTGCATAGTGTAGTAAAAAAGTTCGCATTGCCATCCCAAGACCCTATTCTGCCAATACCTATGTAATTAATACTACTAGTTTTATTACTATGGTTGCCATCCCAATTAGGATTTGATGTTGAACCTAACGATTTACCTACACCTATTGTATATGGGACTCCATTGGTATTAACTGCAACTTCTAAAACTACAGGATAGAATGCGTTATAATCATTTGTTACCGTTATTTCCCTAGACCTAGCAGTACTAGTATGATACCAATCAATTGTTGTATTATATAAATTACTCCTATGATACCCATCTACCATATCAGCGTTAAGGTTATTGCATAACGTGGTAGAAACCACATCAATAGGTTTAGTTCCAGTGGCTACCTTGGAGATATAACGGCCTGTGTTGTACAGAAACATATTAGGGTCGCTACCCTCTAAAATGCCTTCCTTGCTTATAGCGATCCCATATCCAGCTAAAAACGTATCATAATACTCGTGTCTTAATATCACGTTTTGTGTTGCGTCTTGCGCAGCGGTGAATTTTATACCTGCGGCCTTGCTTTTTGCATCACTAACAGTTGATTTAAGTGTCAATTGGCTATTGATAGTATTAGATGCTATAGTTAACGCCCCGGTCATCGTATCACCTGCTTTTTTCACGTACTTGCTGTCGAGCGTAGCAGCATAATTAGCAGTGGTCAACGCTGTTAAATCCTTGGTAAACGTTATTATCTTCTTGTCAGAGCTGAGCGTTGCGTTTGTAAGTACATTGCCATTTCCTGTAACTGATATCCCCCCGATAGTACCGGTTCCAGATACTGATATAGTTCCGTCAGCTGATATAGATATGCCAGACCCGATCTTCACCGCCCCAAGCGAGTTTGTACCGGCTATAGGAAGGACTATGTCGCCGGAACCAGTGGCGTAAGCGACTACATCGCCACCCGCTTTCACGTTTCCACTAAATATTGAATCAATTGCATTAATATTAAATTCCTTCAAACACGTATTTAAGTACCCGCTTAGATGAAAATTATATGATGCTACACCATTTTTACCATATTGCAACCATAGATCAGTTGAAGTTGATTCTACTATTCTAAATGATGTACCATTATTAGCGTGATATCCGTCTATGTATGTATATGATACATTTGCTGTACCATCGGCTTTAAGCCCTAACAATGATGATGCGCCTCTTATATCTAGTTTTGCTTGTGGGGCGGTCGTACCTATACCAACGTTTCCATTAGATATAATTCTCATCCTTTCATTTAAATCGGTAGATGTTCTGAATATAATGGTGGAACCAGATAAGATAGTATTAGTATTTTTTTGTGCGTTACCAGTGCCAATGAACAATTCGTTAAATGAGCTAATATAAAATACAGACATATCACTCCCATCTGTATGTTTGGCATATATATTTCTTGCGTTATTCATAGTTATATTCCCTACCCCTGTCATATTACCGGATACGTTCTGTGTCCCATCGAAGTTTTGGCCCCAAATGGTTCGGGCCGTCATTAGCTTCGTGGCGCTTGAGGCGTTTCCGACAAATGCCCCTGAATATCTCCACTTATTATTCTCCGTGCCGAACAATTGCAAATTTCCACTAAGACTATTGAACTGCCCACTACAATACTTAGGTAATAGTGTTGTCGCATCATACCCATTGCTACTATATAATGATAGCACAAACCATCCATTGGAATTAGGAGTTGCTATTCCTTGCAGCGTTATACTCCCACGATTGGCGTAACTCTTAATAGCCCATTTACATATAGCTTTCAAATAATCCTCTGTGGGATGCCCAGCGCTTTCATAATCACTTCTTAGCAATCCTTGGGAAATCAAAGTGCTCCATGATGGGAAATTAAGGTACAGAGCTACTTGATTATTTGCAAACCCAGCGTGATGCCCATCTACCATATCAGCATCCAATCCGGAGCCGGAGCCATCATTATCCTTATGCCAGAACGTGAGCCCCTTGGTAAAGGCTATAATCTTATTATCGTTCGTCAACTCTACATCTGTAAGGGCGTTCCCGGTTCCTGTTTTCGTTATACCAGACACGCTACCACCGACATCGCCCGCCACGCTCAGCGTTCCATCTGTAGCTATATTAAGACCGCTCCCAACCTTGACCATGCCTAACGCCCCGGTACCGGCTATAGGGCTTATGATATCATAATTCCCTGTAGCGTAGGCAACGATATCACCGGTAGCCAAAACGTTATCACTGGCGTCCACCTTGACATAATGGTTATCGTCCTTATAATTGAGGTATAAGTTGGACAGCACGGCGTTCGTGCCTGTCATCCCGTTAATCGAGTTACCCCCAGAGAAACGGACCCATTGCGCCGATTTATCCTTGGCCACGTCAAATGTCTTGTCGCTGTTAAGGTGTATGAGGCCGTTGATGCTCGGCACGCCTGTCATCGCCCCGGTAGCTATCCCGTTGGAGTTGAGTTTCTGCCCCCACCATGTGGCGGCGTATAGCTTGTCTCCTTCCAGTACAGTGCCCTTGGCATTACCGAACTTCACTGCGAACTGGTTCTGCGTATCCTCCGTGTTAGGTTGGTTCAATAATTGCAAACCCGTTCCAGCGTAATAGATCTTACCCTTGCCGCCGAAATCAGGATCCAGCGATAATAGGCCGGTGGCAGAATCAATGATGAGCCCACTATCCTCCTTTATCATAACAGCACCCAACATGCCATATCCTGCGTGGGGGAGTATGATGTCATGATCAGAGGTAGCGTAAGCCACGATGTCTCCTATTGATAATATGTGCTTAGCATTCTTAGGAATAAGATAACTATTATCTGGATCTGTATCAACATAGTTCCAATATCTATCAGCTAACTTATTGATAGAAAGCTTCATAGCTTCACCGTATCCTAAGTCTAATGCTAGATAACCGACTTCTGGTAAAGCATCATTCACATACTCAGTTAATTCTCTGATTAGTTTACCAGCAAATTCTGCTTGTACTGATACTTGAACAGTTCTTGTATACTGCGCTATTACATCCTTGCCAAACATCAAGGGACTGCTCTTTTCATATAATAGCGCGTTATTAAAAGTCGTTCCAGATTCAGAAGGGCCATTCAGTATATTTGCTATCTTAGTAACTACAGTATCTGTCTCAAATTCTGCGTCGACTGCCGCAACATCGCCGTAGTCTTCCCAATCCACATTGACTGAGAATGATAAAGCTCTATATACTTTTCCATCGCTTGTTATATTTATGTTATCACACATACGAACAAGCCTTAATGCATCACACATAAATTCTGGTGCATTAAAAGTCATGTTGTATACTTTAGAACTGGTTTGCTTTTCTATAAACTTATAACCATCTCTTTCAGTAAGTTCTTCTTCAAAAGGATACGAAGGTTTACCTATTTTAGTGCTAAGATAGCATACAAACTTAAACCCTGAAGTGTAATCTATATGACCACCTTTAAAATAAAGATTGTCGTTATCCCAGTACTCAAGTTTTATATAGCAACTAATGTTAGAAACTACTGTAAATACCTCTGAATACCAGGTTTTAGTACCTTGCTTTAATACTATATAGTGTCTGCCCTCGCTTAGTTTTGGAGATATTGTGCTATTCCCCTTATGCATCACTATGCTATAAGCATTGTTATCATCATCTGTATGATTAGTAACCTGTATATCGAGTTTGCCCGTTAAATCTATAGATTTATTACTATTAAGACTCTTTACTACTATACTGGTAACATTTCCTAGTGAGCCTGGAGACACGAATTGAAAGGGAAGAATGCTATTATCCGGGGCTATAAGACCCCAGATACTACCATACACGTATGACTTGCGATGATTCTGTTGATCAATAGAATCATACCAAGCTAATATGTTAAAATTATTGTTAGGTGACATTGTACAGCAGCTTTTTGTTATTGCGAATATATGTATATAATATGAAAGAAAAAATTAATTTAACTATTTTTAATAAAAACTATACTTTATTTAGGCTTACTTAATATGGTTACTTCAGCTTGTTTAGATATTAAGTCTATAAGCATTTCAGATATATAGCCGATCCCTAAATCTGTTTTGATCGCACTATATAAATCAGGTATAGTATTTAATATGGAAAATTTTACTTCCTGCGATACACATGCCTTAACACTTATAACTTCAAGTGATGTTAATTCAGAATAGCTTATATTGTCTCCTGGCATATCAAGCATATAAAACTTTATTAAATAAAACCACGATAGATACCCATTCTGTAAATTAAGCGAATATAATAAGCCACTATCGCTTGAAGTCAATTCAAATTTAATAAATGGTAGTTCCCAATTAGAGCCTACTTTTTTAGCAGCCATGAGAGCGAAACCATCCATCGAGAAATCGGATGGGCTTAAAAGCATATAATCGATATCAGATGTGAAATTACTTACTGATACATCTTCGTTAAGACTCTTATCCACGTAAGTTGATTTTACATCTATGCTAGTACCCTTGAATGCATCAGTCACTGTGTCCATCCAGCTAAATTCATACCTAGATGCCAATTCCTGTTTCACATATGACACCTCAGTTTGTTTATACCCTACATGTTTTAAATTACGTGGGTCTGTCATAGTTGTAAGATCATACTGCACAACTTGATTACCTCCAGTTACATATGTGCGCCCATTATTATACCAAGAAACATGCTCTATTATAAACTTACCATTTTCTATATGCCAATAGCATCTAAAGCACTGTTCGAGCATATCCATTATACTTTTCAATGACAAAGTAGCTCTTTGGGCTGCTTGATCATATTCTCCTTTTAGTATATTGGATTTAGGTGTAATAAATAGCGTAAATGTATCATATACAATAGGGTTGGGGCTTCCATATAAAAATTTACTATATTCTTCAGTAGCTTCATGCGATATGCCAGGCGCTATTTTAGATAATAAAGCTTTTATTACATCTGATAATTTAAATGCATCTTTAAGTTTATATTTTTTTCTTGTAGATGTATCGATACTATCGTATGCCATAGAATATATATACCATATAGAAGCATTACTCCATGAATTGCGGCATATAGGAAGTGGAGAACTAAACCCAGTAGATAATGATATAAACGCACTAGTGAAATAATCTCCATTATCATTTATGCCAAATCTGGTTGGTTGCTTTGACGTTCTAGATGTTGCTACTATAGTATTTGAAGATCTTAAACCTATTACTTTTTTGTAATTACTACTATTATTAGCTATGTCTTCAAGTGGTATATCATATGTATTTTTGACATTTCCGGAAGTTATTTCGATAGAATCAACATCGCATAACAGCCTTTGGTATATGCTATGTACCATAGCATATTTAGGTTTAAATGCTACTGTTTCAGATTGAGTACCATTTGAGCTGTCCCATTTATAGAAATTAATTTCATTACCTATATAAAAAGGAGTCGTGCTATCAAATAATGGTTCCCAAAATTCGCCTTCTAGCTTTATAATATTAGTAACCGGCTCAGACCTATATATAGCAACATTTGACGCATTATATAGATAGTATCTACCCTTTTTGTCATTGTCTTTCTTATACTGCAAATAGTACAGATTCTCATTGCGTATTTTACCAGATACACCATCAGGATTAACTGCAGCATATACCCCATCCACTCCAGATGCTACGCCTGTTATATTTACTTCTGATATACCACCGTAAGGCTCAAAATAGTATTTTTCCATCAGCTCCTTGGCGTCGCTTACTATCTCGTTCACGTCTTGCTCCCAGTATGTTCCGCCTACGAAGTTAGTTACAGTAGAGCTACCAGCTATATACACCTGTATACATGCGCGTTTATATAGATAAAGAGGTGTAATGACTGGTGGTATCTCTAGGAGCTCATATTCATTCTCATAATTATCAACGATGTTAGAATAGCTATCGATTGGAGAAATTTTTGGCTCACACATCTTAAAACTAACATCGAATTTACAATCAGTTTTACTAAATGTGCCTCTGAAAAATTCTCTCTTTTTGCCTGATACTTCTTCTTCAATTATTAATGTAAACTTTGTGTTAATATTCGAATTATATATTAACTCAAAATTCTGGCCAAAAAACTGTATTTTACCTTCAAGTGTCTCTCTGAAAAACCTTTTGCCATTTTCAAATGCATACTTCTTTTTCAGATTCTTAAAATGAGGTGATACTTCAGTTATATCATACCCGGTAACCGTATCGCGCCTTATCTTAAACGTATACTTATTTACTTTCATGAGCGTATAATTTTAGTTAGATTACCATTTCTTATAATAGTTCTACCTTGGCCATCTACAAATATCTTTTCACCATTCTGCTTTATTATCTTATCAAGACTGCTTTCGATTTTGTGCAGATCAGCATTTGACTGATTTATGAATATATCAGCATCGGCATCTCTATTAAAAGCGTTGGCGTATTTATCTTCAAATATCCCTTTGTTTAAGCTATTAATAACGTCTGGTAATATCTTACGGTATTTCCTTGTCTTATTCTTGTTAATGATAGCAAGGGCTTCTCCACCTTCAGCTTTCATCCTGTGTTTCTTTTTATTCTTTACACCTAAGTCAATATCGTTGCCAGATGCATGAGATCCTCCTTCCAAAAACTCGAGACCACCTTCACCATATTCATCTGATTGACTTACTGTTACTTGCTTAGCTTTAACTTTAGCTGTAGCAAATGAAGTCCACATTGTAGCTATAGCGGCTAATGCAAGTGCTGGGCCAACAATAGGGATTGAAGAAAATGAGCTCCATAAATTAGCGGATGCAGTAATAAGTGAAGATGCCTGAGTAATGCTATTCAATGATTCTTGACGTCTTTGGGCTGCTTCAAGCATTTTTTGCTTTTCTTGTTGATTTTTCTTTTCTTGTTCAAGCTCTTTTCTAGCGGTTGCTACATTATTAGCATAACCATTATTACGAGCCTCAATTTCAGCATCATAGGCTTTTTGTGCAGCTTCTACTCTAGCCTCAGCTGCTTCTACAATCTGCTTAGACATTTCAACCTCAGCATCAACAATGGATTGAAGTTGTTCTATTACTATATTTACTGCATCTTTTAAAGCATCAACTTGATCATCATCAAAACCGAGTTTCTCAAGCAGAGTGCCACCTAAACCTTTTTTGCCGATATTTTTAATAAAATCATTGAGCTCTGACAATTCACGATCTATACCTTTAACAGTAGCTTTGGCAGCATCAATCTGAGCTTGACTCCAATCTAATCCGCCGGTTTCTGCTAAACGTATTTGTTCTTGCCATCTAGCTTTTTCTTGCTCAAGTTTGAATCTGGTTATCTCAGTTTCGCTGCGCTTAACTTCATTAAATATAGCTTCATCAAGAGCTTGTTGCTCATCAAAACTTGACATGCTAAAACTACCAACAGCAATAGCTTTTTGTTTATCAAAAGATGTGTTTATAGCACTTGTAGGTTGCCTTTTAGCTTCTGGCAACTGAGCATTCTTAAGTAATGCTATTTGTCTTTCAACATCCAATCGTTTTAAAGAATTGCTGAGTTCTTCATAAGAGCCTTTTTTAGATACTTCGCCTTCTAACTCTAATAACTCTAACAGCTGTTCAGCTTTTTGTATTTCTACATCTATATTAAGCAAATCTAGGCTTAAAGTTAAGCCTTTTTGCTTATTCTCTATAGCGTTTTCTATATCCTCTAATGCTTTAATAGCCGTTTCTTTTTGACTTTCTGTAAGCTCTTTATATTTTTCATCTTGACCTTTTAATATTTTTTGGATTCTGGTGTATTTATCATTTAAATCAGCTATTTCTTGATTAAATGATGCGAACGCTTCAGCTCTGCGCTTCTTATTTTCATCTCTCTCTATCTCCGTGCGACTCTTTTGATATGCTTTTTCAGCTGCTAAAGCAAGAGTATTCAGTCTATCATCAGCATCTCTCGGTGTGCGTTTTTTATCTTTTTTATGAGATTCTTCTAAACCGATTTCTTTAAATAGAGCATCTGCTTGATCTTCATAAAATTTCCATACATTAAAATAACTTTCAACTTCTTGCTCAAGAGATTTTGCGTCTTTTTGTAGGCTTTCTACATTTCTCTGCCTTTGCTTTTTTAACCTAGTTTCAAGTGACAAATCAGAATCTGGCCCAGAGATGCCGCCCCATAAGGCTTTAAAATAATTCATAGTTTTATCGAAAAAGCCGTATTCACGCACTTTCTCTGCCTCGGCCTTATTCTCTGCAGCTAATAATTTTTGATATTGTTGAGATACAATATTCAATGCAGCTTCTGCTTTAGCTCTTGCTTTATACGCAGCTACAACAGATTCTGTGTTTTCTACGAAAGCATTATTAGCGTCATTTATGTTATCTATGGTGATTCCTAGTTTGCCAAATTCCTTTTCATTATCCTTAATCCACTGTGTTTGTGCTTTTATGTTATCACCTAAATCTCTCCAATTTTCAGATAACCTTCTTAGCACAGCTATTTGCTGACCATATGCACCAGTTGAGCCTTTTCCTAATTCACTGTTTAAATCTTCTAATGCGTCTTCAAAAGATTTTGCTGCATCTCTACCTGCTAATGTTTTGTCAATCCATGTGATAATTTCTTTACCATACATAGAAAACACGGTAAGTAGCACAACAAGTGCAGTATTCCAGCCAAATAAAGCTTTAACTATTGAACCTGTTACACTTATTTGCTTTTTTCCTTCTGCAGCTAATAGCTCATTTTGTCTTCTTAGTCTTTTAATTTCATCGACCACCATAGGTATATTATTCGATATACCTAAGAAAAAAGTATTAAGTGATACAGCTGCAGCAGGTAATTCTCGTACTACTTGAGAAATAGAAATACCTAAACCATCCCATGTTTTTTGGTAATGACCTACAGATAATCTATAATTACCTGTTGCTTCTTGCAATTTTATCATCTGTTGATAAATTGCATTTGTCTCGGTTTCAAGTTTTTTACCAGAGTCAGCAGCTTCTCTTTCAGCTGCAGACATTTGGTTAAGTCGTATCTTATTCAACGCATATTGAGCTGAAAGCCTATTATAAGAGCCTTCTGCAGAATTAGCGATTGTGGCTTGTAGTTGAGCAATTTGATTTGCCTCTCGTATCTGGGTTGAATAGAGTTTAAGCTGCTTGTTTTCTTCTGATTGGGCATAGGCAAGTTTCTCTTGAGCCTGAGTTAATGGGTCTACTGTAGCTTTCTGCTGTTTTCTAGCAGAAGTAAGTTCAGAAATCTTAGCTTTCAACTCGATTAATCTTTTGCCTTCATCAGATTGCAAGTAAGCTAGTCTCTGCTCCGCTTTTTCTACTTCAGATAAAGTTTGGATATGAGGTTTCATTTGGTCATCAAGAGCCTTAATCTGATTTTTCAAATTAAGAATATCGTTGAGCAATTGCTGCCCCATTTCACTATCTGCCCTTTCAGCTGCAGTTAAAGATTTATATAATTCGACTGTCTGCTTCAAATCAGACTTAAGACGATCATAAGAAGATATAGCTTGCTGTATATAGCGCTGCTGTTCTACAGTTGCTTTATTAGCATCTGAAGTTTGTGCTTTGAGCCAAGCAATTTGCCTACCCGTATCAGATAAAGCTAATTTAAGCTCATTTTGAGCTCTTTCAAGCCTTGATGTAGATACTGTTGCTTCATCAATAGCCTTACGCCCTTCACTTGTAGCTCCGCTAGCTGATTTGAGTGAGTGTACAATCCTATCAGCTCCTGCTCTAATAGCATTCACCATTGTCTCATATGACTGGTTGAGCTCGCCGAGTTGCTTGACAAGTTTTTCAATCGAGTCATCTGGCTCAATTATATCGCTATATTTTATTTTATCATCTTCAGCCATGATTATCTCATTTTATGCCGTTTAACACTCTTACTTTCTGCCTCTAATTGCTGTTTTATATTATCAACAGCATTATAGAATTGAAGTACTGTCATTTTTTTAGCATCCATGCTTGTCTTTTGGGCTATTAAGAGGCAAGTACTTTCAAATTGCTTATCATATTTTATTTCAACAGATTCACTCCCAATATATGATTTTGGGGAATGCATATTAAGCATTACCATATCTATGGTTTCTATTTGCTCAGAATTATCTGTGCCATTTATCATAGAATCTAATACAAAAAGTGTTCTCTGCTTCAACTTATCATATGCGTCTTTTTCCTTTGGGTTTACAAAATCTCCAGGAAAGTACATTTCAAGTTCGGTTGTTACTTTTTTTTTAAGCCAAACTAAAAAGTCTATAATCTTTGAATGTTTTATTTCTTTAAGTCTAGCCAATACATTTTTAAGCCCATCGTCTGATAAGTCATTAACCTCTTCGCCATCTATGCTATGAATAAGAGCTGCAAAAGCTAAGTATTTAGGTGAAATTTCGCTATTCACCATATACATGTTTTGCCTCATATTCTGCAACTCTTGCAAAGCTTTTTTAGCATTATTGCTTTTAATGAACTTAGCAATACGGGCTATATGGGCATCAATGTCATCAACATCTGAACCGATCCCAGAGTCTATAAGCAAATACTTATTGTATTTCTGGAAATTTATGATAGGCATCTCATCTATGCTATCATAAACCCTCACTGTTTTCTTATTTACTGTAAGATTCTTCATAATAAAATTCGCGTTATAGGGGTTGACACTATAGGAGTAAATATAATGCTCATCTCGTTAAAGATAATAGCGAGAATAATAGCGAGAATAAGTGACGTCCAAAAACTTAAACAAAAATCACACTCGAATAATTGAGAGATAAGCTTAGGGGCCTCAGCGACTATTTTGTCGCGTATGCCAAGCCTTTCAGCAAGTAAAATAGCAAATGCGGCTGATGAAGATATGTATATCAAAGCCGAAAGCATTGTTATAAAATATACCGTTGACATAATTCTCTAGTTGTTAAAGTAAATTCAATCCGTATTCCTGCATAAGGGTACATAAAGAATTGTTTATCAATATCTTGTATGCCCTCTCCTTTATAAGCATAGTTATTATAGACTTTCTCTATCGAATAACCTTTGTATATATTCTCAAAGCGCTCATATATATCATCTATAGTAAGCTTACCTGTTGTGGTAATAAGACCTGGAGTAGTTAATACCCGCATGATCTCATCTTTTACTTCTTCTGTATGCATAACCGTTTCATCTTCATAGATACTACTAAGGTCATACCAAAATATAATAGCCCCACTGAAAGTATATTGAGGTAATGATTGAACTACTTCAGTAATCCTTTGTGGGTCATAGATATCGAACCATGAAAAGTTACCGAAGTTATCGTTCGGTAAAAGTGATACATATTCTCCGTTGCCGTTGTATACTGCTGGATATACGAATTTATTACCATCTGGCCTATGCTCTACGAGTTTATAAGCTCTACCGAATGCGTAATTAAGCCACTTAAGCTTATCCATAAGTGACTTTTGCATATCCTGTAATATCTTATCAAGCAATACAGGATCTTTCTTAAACTGTATTTGCACTGAATTTTCTTTCATTTCCTTATTGCTCGTTTTAATCGTTTTGCTAATTCTTTTCTTACATGCGAGCGGATTATTCTCGTAAAGTTTTTATCTGTTAAACGAAAAATCTCTTCGCCATATTTCTCAATGAGTTCAGGCGTTTTTTCGTCACTAGCAGTCACGTAAAAACCTTCTGAATCGAATACTACAAACATAGATTTGTGAAAATCACCTGTATCTCGCAATGTGACCCTTGTAGTAGGTTGCCCTTTTCTCTTTTTTATCTGTATAGTTTTAGGCTTATATGGCATATAGCTCATTATCTTTTCACCTCTACCGTTAATACCACGACGATACAGCTGATCATCTGCTATGGCTGATACTATCACGTCTTCTTTATCGCGTATAATATCCTCCAATAGCATAGGCAAGCTATCTTTAAAGTTTCGTAACCTATACTCCAGATTACGAAGTGTCGCATTGTATCGTTTTACAGCCATATTTACACAACTCTATATTTTATACCATTATTTTTGCATGGTAAACATACTCTATCAATCCCAGAAGTGCTTAGCTTAATAGCCTTAAAAGCTATATCTAGCTGATAGCTTAAACCTGACTTTTTCATAGAAGAAGAGTCGCCATCCACTTCGTATAATATATCGAGCCTAGAAGCATTGATTGAATGCCTGTTTGTTCTCACATTAGAGTTGTACGCGAATTCACGCAACATATCTATCGCTACCTGCTTAGCTATGACATCTTGAAACATCATTCTCTGCTCAACTATAAAGTCTGTAATATCACAGCTTACAGTAACTTCTAAATTCAACCCATAGTTATTATCATATGTATATTGATTATTCTCAACATCCCATAGATGTAAACTCTCATCTTCTATGTCTGTAAGCTCTTCATTCACATAAAATGGGTGAATCTCGAGGTATTTAGACCATGCCATCCAAGCGAGCAATTCTCTACGTGAGCATGACCCGCATGGCTCTTTTGACCAGTCTTTATTTTTTCTAATAGCTTGACTTCCTTCTGGAAGCTCAGATTGAGAATAGCATAAATACCAACTTCCTCCTGCATCAATGTCTTCACTTTGATACGGTAAATAGAGGTCATCGATAGTAAACCATTCAGCACTATTATCTCGTGTCTTTGTCAGTTTTATAGTTCTGATCGGCTCATACATACTTGAATGCATAAGATACAAAGTATATTCTCCAGCTTTAGTGAACTGAAGACATATCTTATTTATTTTTGTGGTTACGCCTTTTGCCCGTATAGGTACAATCTCGAAGCCGACTAAGTTTTTCTTATTCTTTACAGTATCTACTAATCTACCTGTCCCGTCAAACAGAGTACGACTTTCGCATAATGGCTTGTTTGTTCCTTCTGCTGTTTTTTCATTACAGTATCTAGTAATAGCTTTTTGAATACTTGCTTTTGTTTTACCCTCAAGCCATTCTGAGAACGGATTAGTCTCTACCCAGTATTCAGAGTTATAAGGAGGTACAAGTTGTTTCTGCTCGTCTCTATTTGTTTCACGTATTAGCTTATATGTTTTGCCCTTATAGGCTACTATATTTCCTTTGCTAAATTCCTTATTCTCATACTCTGGAAAAGTAATATTTTTAAAATCCGGAGCAATACATGACATATTCTGCAAAGTCAGCAAAGGATGAATCTGCTGAAAATATAGGCCACTTTCACTCACGGTTAAAGCATCAGATATTTTTAGGTCTGATGTGTCATAATTCTGCTCCCACCCAATAAGATGTAACAGCTTTTCTTGTATATCACAGGCTCTAACCATAATTCTTAATTTAAATGAAAAATAGGAGGCCACTATCGCCAGTGGCTCAGTGTACCTCCTACCAAAGCTAATAACAACCTAACGATCTGCTATCGATTTATCATCCCCCAGCACCCACGGCTTTAGTGTTTACAGGGCTGTCTTCAGAGTTGACAACAACGACAGGCTTAGCGTAAACTGCATTTTCGCTTGATATATTGAATGACAGAATAGGACTTGCCAATGTAGTAGGTGAGCTGTTATATGCTGTCAAGAAGGCTACATCAACAGCAAAGCCATAGTGCTCTTTGCGAGTGCGATTCATATCAGCGGTAGCAGCCCCCGCGATAGCACTGTAGTCACCTACAGAATCATAGAAGTATGTGCCAACAGGCATGTTCAACAAAGGCAGAGTAGCAATACCCCACTCATGACCATCGCCGGAAACAGTTCCGAGCAAGCAATCACGCTCGAAACGGGTCAACATTCCAAGAGAGCCGGCATTTACAGCATAACCTTGAGCATATTTGCCACTGTTAGCTGCAATATTGTTCGTCAAGTGAACAATCTTTGTACCAAACTCATTTTGCTTGTTCACATCGTTATAAAGGCCATGTTGCTGTAACTTACGCATGATAGACTCAACGCCAGGATCACCAACAATATGCAACTGACCATAGAAGTCATTTGCCCCCATCATAACCTCAAGATCGCCGAATACGTTTTCACGCTCAGACCACTTTGCGTTTATGGCATTAGAAGAGAAGTCATACAGCAGCTTGTTCTTCAAAACCTGTGTTTTGTTAGCGGCAAGAGCAGCAAGAGCAGTTTCATCAAGCTTTTTCGCAAAAGCATAGATGTACTTCATCATCTTGGTCTCGAAGTCTTTCTGGATGCCAATCTCATTATTCATATACATCGCCGGAGCGATAGTGAATCCCCATGCGTAAGTGGCAAATGTGATTTGAACCATCTTAGAAGTATTTTCACTATCAGTAATCTCCAATGTGCGGGTACTACCGATAGTAATATCAGCATCATAGTTGATTACTGGAGTTTCCAATACATTACCAATAGAAGTTCTTGCTTTTTGCTTTAACTCCTCAGTAAGAATACCGGTAGGGTCTTCGGATTGCACCATAAAAGCATTTAGCGCACCGTACCTACTGGGGCGATATTCAAACTTATCAAAGTTAGAATTCGCACGGATGTTCTGGATACGTGTTAAAACTAGACTCATAACTTTTAAAGTTTTTTAATTGTTAATACTTACGCTATTGTGGTGCATTACCCTTTTACGCCTCATAGCATTTTTCATTTATCTAATGGGCAAACTTGCCACGTTATTTTCAGTTCTCAACTGCATTGACTGGTCTGAGAATTCTTGCGAGTCGCGGGTCAAACCATTTGCAAGCAGATGCGCCTCGATAGCTTTATCAGCCTCAACTTGGCTATTAATACCTGACAGATCAAGTGTTCCACCTGTTCCGCCTGAGCCGGATCCAAAGCCTCCTGTTCCACCACCTGTCTGCTGACGGCCTGTGTCGACTACATCTTTAAGCGATGTCTCCATTACAAGTTCCTGTAATGTATAAGGATTAAGGTTGTTCTTCGGGTTGTTAAGGATATTACCATCCGCACCGCGAATAACAAGCTTCTTTCCTCCTTTGTCATCTTCTACAAACTCAGGAGTGCCTTTTGCAAGGACTTCTGCTTTTGCAGCATTGAGCAGTGTCTTCTGAATAGGCTCAGTAATACCACTCTTAAATTTTAGACCTGCTGTAGCAGCTTGAAAAGCATAATCTACATGCGTGTCCTTAATAGTTTTATCAAACTCTGCTTTTTTGGTATTGAACTCAGTTTCCTTTGTCTGAAGCTGAGTTTGAAGCTGAGTTACTTGAGCTTTAGCATCTTTCAGCTGTTGCTTCAAAGTTTCATCACCAGCTCCTTTTTCAAGTTTAGACTGGAGCTCTGCGACCTGTGCCTGAGCAGCAGTAAGCTGAGTTTGAATTGTTTTCGCAGATTCTGCTTTAGTTTTGTACTCACCGAGCACGCGTTTAGCATAGTCATAACTCTTTTCACCGTCTTTCTTTTTAATGCCTGTGATATTAAGAATATCAGTATCATATTGGCCATGCAATGCGCCAATCTTAGTGCCTATAACGGTGTTCTCATCATTTCTTGACATTTCAGCAATCGCATTCAACTGGTTATCAGTAAGACCTGCTAAATCTGAGCTCTGTCGTAGCATCTCAATTGTTAACATATAGCTTTGTTTTTATTGTTGATTACTTTTGTACTAACTCTGCAGCATCTCCATACGGATCATGCAAGACTGCCATAATGGTATAGCCAAGACCTTTATATGCTTTCTTGAAAAGCTGCCATTCTGCAAATGTGAACATCTGAGTAAACGCCGGTGACTCTTCTTTACCTGTCATTGGGTTAAACCTACGGCCACGCACAATCGACAGATGCACCATTTTTTCAGTGCCAGGCTTAATAACATATTCATTTTTAGTAGTCGAAGTAGCTTCTTTTTGCTTTTCTTCAATAATATCATCAACATCCACTAGGAAAAGAACTACCTCATCAAGCTCTTCCTGTAAATCACTTGTCCAAGCTTTTCCACCTTTAGCCTTAGCAGCTTCTAGTTCTGCTTTACGCTCTACAGCCTTTTTCTTGTAAGACTTAATATCTTCAAGGCTGAGCGCCTGTAATTGCTGAAGTTCCAATTTCTGTAACATATTCCAAAAGTTTTTTACTTATAATATCTATTTTTTCTCTCATTGGCTTATTTGAAGCAAACTCAATTATGTTAATATTCTCACGCTCAAATTTTTCAACTAAAGTACTAAAATTTATTTTAAGCTTTACTAGATTTTCATTTAATAACTCTTTTTCATACAATTTTAACACTTCATCCAATGTTTTATGTGGATACGGCTCCAATTGCTTTAAGATAAGCATTCTCTGAAGTACTAAAGGATTATTGCGATATTCAACTTCAAGAATTTGTTGCGATATAGCATCTAGTTCAGAGTTAGACGCACCATTTTCCTTTGCTTGTTTATACTTAGAGTATAGCTCTGTTACTGTGAAAACATAAAACTCTGTACCCCAGCTTACAGAAGATGATATGAAAGCATCTCCATATCTGAGTTTGCAAATAGTATCTTCAACAAACTTCTGTGCCAATTCAAAGTTGGTCTTTAATGCGTTGAGAACTGAAGTTTTGCTTTCAAAGTTAGCAGTTACTTGAGTCTCGTTAATAGCTTCTTTTTCGCTTACAGTCCCACCCGAACCAACAACAGAAATTACGATTTCATTTTTAAGCCTTACACATTCATTGACATTATAGTCAAGTGAATCTTTATCAATAGTAGTTATCTGAACAGGATTACGCATATCTGCGACACCTTCAGATTGATTTGGCACGGGAACTTCTAAGAATGAACCAGGGCCAGCTATGCGCTTTTCGCTACAGCAAGGACATTTTTCGACTGTTCCATCATTGAGAATCTTGTACTCACCTTTCGCGTTACGTAGAAAACCTCCGTCACAGTAATCACCAGTCTCATTATTCTCAAAGTTACAATCAGCCTCATAGGCACTATATATAGGATAAGGTGCGTACAAGTCTAAATGTTGCTTTGAAATAGAGAAGAACAAATACCAATCAAGATTTGATAGCTCTTTTGTGATCGGATTTTTCTTAAGATCTTTGTTTTTCTCATTGAGTTGTATTGACCAAAAGAATCGAGCCGGGCAATATTTTAAATCATGCTTTGCCTCTGAAATAAGAAACTGAATTTCATTCTTCTCATTTAGCTGATATACTCTTATAAAAGTATCATCGAATACAGCTATTCGGTTTTCTGGCTGTTTGAAAATAAGCCACTCAAATTGATTTTCATCGAGTTTAGAAGTCTGATAATCAATTACTGCATCAATCTCAAGCCAATAAAAATAAGGTTCAGGCCGAGCGGATGATTGTATTTGAGGAAGGTCTACTACCAAAATACTATTTGGCGATACCTGCATTCTTTTCCATCCAATTGTTTTCCATATTTCTGGCTCATTGAGGTTATTCTTTTTATATTGAGACCAATCCTCTGCAAGCTCTGAGTCTGTGAACTGATATGAACTTGATGAGTTACGGCTATAGAAAACTCTTTCAAGTTCTCTATAGACGTCCTCAACTACAGCAGGTGTAGGCAATGGAAACTTAAACAAATGAAGGAATATATTATATTTGTCCTTCGGAAGCAACTGTCTTACCCAATCAAGAAATATAGTCGTAGGTTGGTTAATATCAGATACAGCGATATTCGTCTCAGTATGAAACCTAAGACGGCGCTGCATGTTTACAGCTTTCTGAATAGTCTGACGCTTAGTCGGCTTTTGCAGAATTTGCTTTATCTGATTTAACTCTAAGGCCATTTTCTTCGTCGTAAATATAATTACTATCTTTAGGTAATTCCCATCCACCGTTTAATGCCGTGCCCATGTCAAGTAAACGCTCTGCGTGTTGAATGCCAAATTCTTGTGTCATACCATACTTGGGCACAGTCAATGTTACTGTTTGTTCTTTTTTCTTTCTCATGGCTGAATTTTTTTTTATTCACTGCTTCCTGCTGAAGGAGCATTAACCCAATCAGTAAGAGGATTGAAGTCAAGTGATTCACGCTTAATAA